CCAATTGCCATTAGTGACCGCATGTGCACGATAGCCATTAGTGACCACATGTGAACGATAGCCATTAGTGACCGCATGTGCCCAATCGCCATTAGTGACCGCATGTGCACCAGTGCCATTAGTGACCGCATGTGCACCAGTGCCATTAGTGACCGCATGTACTCCCTCAGCAAAGGTTCTAGACTTTTTAGATGCTCTGCACTCCTCTGCAATTAAAGCAGATCCTTCTGCCATAATACCAGAAAACCCTATGTTACTGTTAACCTTAAGAGTTCTACAGGCTATTTTAGAATCAGCTTCTATAAACTCACCCTCTACATCAACTTTGGCATATTTTCCTAATGGGTCTGCATAATACTTGAGTACATCAAAAGGGTTTATGCACGCATGGAGTCCATGTGAACACACCTCCAATTCTCCATCTGATGCGCTAAATGTCTCATTTTCCGCATACTGCATACCCCTACACTGGAAATTTCTATCAAATCCCTTATAGGCTACTATTTCTTTTTTATTGTTTTTCATTTGTGTATTTCCTTAGCTATTTTATTTAGTGCTATCCCACCTAGGTAACCTAATGATTAGTGCTTTACGGTCTATTATAAAGTCCGCTTCTGGTAAAAGTAGATTGGGCAGTAGTTTTTTCTTGAACAACATGGCGGACCTAATATGTAGAAGATAGGTTGATGATCCTCTAAAACATCCAGGGGAAATAAAAGATACTGAATCAGATCTAGCCCTATGTAGCCTAAGAGAGGCCCCTGTAGGCATGGCTTCTACTTCAAATGTAAACTTACCACGACCCGAATTCCATCCAAGCTTCTTAACTAACGCACCAGATACTGCAAACAAAAGAAATGACTCATGCATTTTACCTGTTACGTGCACCCTAGAATAAACTAGGACTTTACCCTTTTTTACCTTATGCGGTGATCCTGGAGGCAAAATTTTAATCCCACTAACGCATGATTCATATAAGCTCCATACATCACGTAGCTTGAAGTCTCTATACATTTTACTCCTATTTTCTACACAAGGGCCCCCAAGGCCCTTGTGTAACTTAAGCTAATCGTTGATGATGGTTACGTCCTCTTTGCCCATCTCTTCCATCTTTGCTGCATAGTCCTCGCAGTACTGCTTGGTCATGGATGCAGTCTTGACTGTGTTTCCTGCTTTGTCTTTGTATGTTACTATCATTTTATTAGCCTTTCTTGTGTATTATACGGGTTCCCATCACCATCTCCCTAAGCTGAAGCCATAAGAACGCATAGATCTGAGGGTTTTATCAAACTCCTGTTCAGCCTCTTGTTTACGGTCTCGTTTGATCCTTTGGTTCCGATCATACTTCAACTGTCTACCATCTTTTTTACTCATGTCATTCCCCTTTCAAGATACTAAAAAACTCTTTAACCGCATTGTCAAATTTCCAGGACAACTCATAAAAGAGCAACCCGAGGCGTGTAGATACTGGCAGTCCTTTATCCCTCAACACACTAAGGCTGCTATTGTTCTGAATGATGTCGTTCTTCTCGGCATCTAGTAATCTCCGCTCCAAGGACTCCATATGATGCCCCACTATGTTATTCAGGGTTATACAGTCTAGTGGGAGAGCTGGAGTACCGTCAGGTACCGTAATACTGTAATCCGGCTGTACAAGCTTCTGTTGTACTGTATCAAAGGAGTATACTTTTTGGCTGTCCATTAAAAACCTCCTAGTTTAATTTCGTTATTAGCTTCCCATGAGGACAATGCTATTTTGGATTTTTCAAACTCATTCACACGTTTACTATTGCTTTTAATGCTCCTGTTGCGTATTCGTCTCTCCTTGTGATATTCAAACCGCATCGAGATACTGTTGACTATCAAATTTAGCATGGTTACCTCCTTGTTCAGTTTTCTTCTAGTATTACTAGACACCTATTAAATACCTCGTTGAGCTTGTTACACTCAGAGCGAGGTGTCATTTTTTTACGCGTTAGATAGGGAGCAGACGCATACATAAGGTCCGACAGGGCCTTTCTGAGAGGATCCGCTTCTTCTATCTTGGTTGACTCAGTCATTTTAAGTACTACTCAACGTCCACGTTTACCGCTGTGCTTGGAGTTTATCTCATCACTTTGTGACTCAGCTACAGAATTGCAGTCAATTAGTACTAAGTATCTTTGTGCTTTTTTTGCCATAATTATTATCCCTCTCCAGTTTGTCGATTCTTTCCCTTGCCTGTGTTGTCATGCTCAAATGTCTGCTTAAAGTACACTTTGGCCCCGTGATGATAAATAACAATTCCCTCCGGATTCATAAAGAACGGAGCAAACTGCGAACCTGTCTCTTTCAGATGACGCATCACACGATCAACTGTATCCGTTGTAAACAATCCCTCGTAAAGCACAGGGACCGATGTGAGCCCTATATCCACAAGATTCTCAGGAATCTCACTCTCTCCTGCCTCTCCAAACAAATGAGTATTAAACAGGGCAAACACTCTGTGATCCATTCCGTATTTTCGTTGTATCTTTGCTCCGGCCCACTCACCGTAATGTCTGCCTTCCCCCAAGAACTCGAAAAGGTCTTGTTGGTTTTCATAGGCCCACTTAGCGAACGCAGCATTATCGCAGCCTTTTTCTTTTCCTTCAGTGCCCTCTGGCCAAATCTCACGAGTTCGAGATCCAACCATCATTCTTCCAAATGCGTCAAACAACAGTTGAGCATTTGTCCCATCAACTTTTTCTGTAATGGTTACGTCTCTATTAAGACGTCCTATCTTTCCAAACTTTTCAAACTCCATCTCACTCATCTAACATCTCCTTGTTTTCAAATGTGTTACCTACTACATAGACCGCGTATCCGAAGTCAATCATTGGTTTACCGTCTAGGTTTTTAAAAAACCAATCCGGCTTATGCTCTTTTAGATAAAAAGTACCGTGTCCATAAACTACCTCATATAACCCTTGTGGCTTCTGAGGTATCTCTTTAAACCTGATCAAGTCCCTTTCATAAATGGGTTTGCCAGTTAATGCGTCTTTGCTCCCGGATATCATACCTACGGAGAAGGGATACACCTCGGTAGAGACGTAATCAGGTACAAATAGATCATTGTCTAGGTAGATGATAACGTGGGCGAGTCGATCCTTGTCGGAGCTCCGTAAGGATACTCTTAGCTCTTTAGCATAGAATCCATACGCCCATTTTCCATTATCCAACCGTTTACCTCTGTGGAGCCCCATTGACTCCCTTATCTCTTCTGACTCTTTCATATAACTCCGTTCTGTTGGTCACCTAACATTAATATTGCGTTAAGCTCTTTGCTATAGACACTTTCTAGCGACATGGAGTTAGCGAGTGAAGGTAACGGATAATTAAAACGTCCATCAGGGAGTATTCTATACCCGCAAGTAGTCCACGTCCTTATTCCTGGAACTGTATAGGTTGAGTAACGAGGGCACGGTGCCAAATGGACCGTAGACAACGCATATAGCAACCATGCAATATTTTCTTTAAACTTCATTTAATTTTAACTCCTTTATTTTGATGATTGCTTCCTGCTTCTGCTCTACGGTTAGCCTGAACGCATTAGACTCATCAAAGGCTTCGTTTTCCTCTATGATTATTCCAACGTACTTGTCATAGGTCGGCTCACTCATCCCCCGGATAAACCTGTCTAGGTCGTTGTCGTTGTCATAGGTAAACAAGTCTCCTACGGGTTGTGGCTCTGGCTCTCCGTTGCTGCCTAGATATACATCGCAGAGAACGCCATTTATAACCGTTCACCCCTCGGCCTCGGCCATCTTGATTCTTGTTGCTTGTGTTACTTCAATTGGCCTCTTCATAGTTTAATTCTCCCATACTCCATGCGGTGCATTTAACTTACTGGACGCTTTAGCCATAGATTGAGCTGTTTCATCTGTGATCCAGAATAACTGTTTAATAATCTGTCTGTTCTCCGTGTTTAGTTGTTTAATAACGAAAACATTAGATCCATCATCACGACGATAAGCGTCTACTCGTTTGTTTTTTAGTTTAATCCTCAATCGTTTGTTGCCAATGTGACCCTCATGAATATCTAAGGATTCCTTTCTATATTCCCTGACTCTTTTCCAATTCATTCTGGCACCTCCACGTTGCTTGCTGATTTAAAAGCCGCTGAAGCCCACTCTTCGATCATGGTTTGTTTCGCAAGGTTCTCATGCCTTGCTCGCATTTTGGGCAATTCTTCTGCTGCATACTTAACCACCTCCAAGAGCTTCGGGAACTCTTTCAGGTAGTGTGTGATGAGAGCAGCATTTGCTTTATCCGTTTCATTGCACCCTCCTCCGCTGTTTTTAACGGTACCTATGTAATAGCCCCCGGAATAGAAGTCTACATGGTTCTTTAACTTAAACGGGCCTTCAATAGTGGCCCATTCAGCGATTTCTTCTAGTTTCACTGTAGTTCCCATTAGAGAGTCTCCACTTTTTCAATTAATACGTTGATCAGGTGTCCCTTTTCCAGATACCTTTTGCTCTCTTTCTCGTAGGCCTTTATTCCACTGGACCTAAACTCCTCCAATTCACCGTCAGCGCTAGCCAGTGCATCAGACCGCATAAGTTTAAGTAGCATCCGTACTATTCTCTTTTTCATGTAGTTTCCTCTCTAGTAATTTAGGGTTCTCATAGATATTTCCAATCACCACAAATGGTCCATCGATACCAACAGCAACACCTTCTCTGTCAAAGTAGAAGCCCTGGTGCGCATGAGCAACATGGTCCAGGTACCTACCAAAGCAAACGATACGGGATACGCCATCCCACCGCTTACAAATGTCCCCCACAAAGATCTTTTTATTTTCTCCATCGAGCAGACCAATAAACTGACTAAGTGTTGCTGGATCAATGGTTGTAAAGCGCCCAGGGTCATCTTCATGCTGAATACATAGACCCCAGGGCTTCATTACTGGTAGTCCGAAAACCCACCCGACCTTTTTCTCAGTAGCAAGTCCTCTAAACTCTGGTTTCATAAATAATTCTCCTTAATTCTTCTCTTTTTGGCCTAAGTCCCTCAGGGGTTGGGGTTATTGGTGCTTGTATTTATACTGACAATCTTTGGTACCAGCTTGTTAATCTGCTCACCAATGAACGTACAGGTTAAAATAATAGCGACTATATGCCAGTATGGGATACAAATGAACACAGCCGGAATCCACGCAACTAGATAGTTACTGGCTACACAGTTCCATGCTGGACAAAAGATTAAACTCGACACTATTGCGAACCCGAGGGTCCACAACATTTTGACTGCTGCTGCAATGTATTCTGTAAAAAACATAATTCTTTTCCTCTATTTTATGAACGTTTCCCACGAGAGAATTACAGCATCTGCTGCATCATCTAGCGTAGGTTTACTACTTGGTCTGAAACGACACTCATCGCTATACATTGGGGATATTCTAAACAATGGGTAATAATTATCATGGTCAATCATTCCATTGCTCGGGAATATAAATCCCTTAGCATTACCGTACTTATATGCTAGTGAACAACCAGTATTCCTGAACGACACACCTTTGATTGTTACAGGTAACTGGCTTCTTAATTCATCTAGGAACCTAAACTTCCACTCTCGTAATTCTTTTCCTGTCATTTACTCGTTCCGAAGGAGTTTTTCAGCAATCTTACAGGCGTTAGCATATCTCTCTGGGTGAGGGAATATGAGAGCAGGAGGAGAAGCAAGAAATAACCCCTTGAGCGCATCATGCAGCTCATTGATCTCACCTTCCCGTTCTTCAAGAAGTTTATTGAGGTAGGTAGGGTTCTTCATACATCCACCAATCGTGCATAGCCCGTGCTTCTCATGGTCGCAGTAAGTATATGGGCACGGTATAGTACTGTCCTCTACTCCCGGGTCTGTTACTTCTGGTAACTCCTCGGTCTCGGTAGCTTCAACTGGGGCTAATTGGCTAATAACGTTATCCAGGATCTTAGTGTACTCCTCCATGCACCGTATTCTCTCTCGACCTTCACGGATAGCAATGTAGTCCTCAAGTGTGCGCAAGGACTCGTTACGGCCAATGTTGTACCATATGCCATTGAATGCCTGTAGTTTTTCGAATGTTAGTTCTGATTCTGTCATTATTTGTTTCCTTTTCCTTTGATGCGATTACCTAAGTCTCTAGCGTACATTCCGTAGTTAACCCCTTGTTCGAGGCCTATGTGATTTATAAACCCCGCTAGTACCGCGTTGATCTGTTCCTGAGAAATCTCTTCCACTCCTGAAGTGTGGTCTTGTAAAATTGCTGCACGGGCCTGTTTGCTAAATGCTTCAGCCTGGTGCTCGATATAATGAAGTAGTTCAATCTTGGTCATAGCTCTGTCTCCTTGATACTCTTGATTAATCGTGGGATTTCTTTATGCACACGTTCTCGCGGTGTCCGTGTGGGGCTAATGTGCTTCTATTTTATTAGCCTATAGAGGGCAACCCATTGCCTTGGTGCCGATCTATCAAATTTATGATGTTGTAACTTACTGATGCTTAAGTAGTTACATAATAAGTCCAGCTGTACAGCTCACCAATGAGTGACAGTATCCGGGCCTTATGTTCTATTAAACAGCCTCAGAACATCAGTTTGAGTAACAAGCACCCCATCAGGCATAACCATCCGGGATGCTTATAATTACTTTACTGCCAACTAGTTATATAATGCTGCTTGTTCAGATGGCAGTCTTGTGATTGAACCCCTAGAACACATCTGTATCAGGCTCAACAAATTTTAGCTCCGCCAAACGCTTCTGCGCAATGGCCAAGTCCTGACTAGCCATCCTTACTTGAAGTACAGCATTCCGCACCTTATTAGTAAACTCTATCTTCGCTCGTTCAATGACTTCATCACGAACTACCTGCAATGCTTCTTCTTTTACTTTGTTTGCTTCTTCCATGATAATACTTCCCTTTTCTATTTTGTTTTCTTGAATGAGGCCTTAACAGCCTCTGCTATTTTTTCGGTCAATTCACTTGCCATCTTAATGACTTCATCATCTAATGGGATCGACAAACCGTAGAGCTAGTTAAATTGCTGATTGGCAATCGTATTGCCATCCAACTCTACTGCGTAGTTGCCACAAATGATTGTCTAATCTTTATTATCCTCCTTACGTGTCTCTACTCTCCAATCACGAATTACCAGTTCTGTTTCCATCATACCGCAGAGTCCCATTATTGTTCGTTGATCCTAAAACTCGCTAGCTATATACCTGCGTTCGTTACTGTGTCTAACTGAGACACTGAAGATGGACAACATTACAGGTTCAGTGACCTGTATCATTACCTCACACTGAGTTACACTCTCATCAGGGTAATATCTATCTAATCCCCTTCCCTGTATCATTAGGTTGAGTTTCCTGTTGTTATTAACCAGAGCACCTCCACAGATGTCACAGGTCTCTTTGGTTCCACAGTTTCTCCACCCACACTTGTCACACACTTTTTCCCATGACATATACACTCCCCTAGTCTTTAGGCTTAAAATACAAATACCCAGACACTTCTATTCCCTCTTCAGTAAGCCATTGTCCGCATGATGACCAAAGGAACGCTGAGGCTTTGTGCCCTGTCTTTTTACTTCCTTCGCAAAATCTCCATCCATTCTCTGCCTTAAATAACCTAATTGCAATCTGCCCGTTAATGTAGGCGTCGTGGTGTTCTCGGTCTGTGTCTCTAACAGTCAACGCGTTTATTTCGCTCTTTTCTATGTCCTCAACAAATTTCTTTAGTTGATCTATGTTCTTTAAAGCTTCTTCTTTAGTCAAATTACCAATATTCATTTAGTCTGTTCCTTTACTGTTAGTTGTATCATTCGAATTAACAACACTAGCTCTCTCTATAGCTAATGCAATTTTGTTCATCACAGGACCTTCATTATCTAGCCCCAGGGCTTCTCCTCTCGATTTGAGAATCTGTTCAGCATCTCTCAATGCTTTTAGTAGCTCAGAGTGCGTATTCAGGCAATGGACTGTATAGTCAGCGAAGGCATCCTGTATAATCCCAGCATATTCCTCATCAAGTCCAAGTCCGCCCCCACGGCCTGTGAGGTGACCCCACCCACGCACAATTAAACTTTTTGCTCTCACAGTTAAGGACCACACATCTTCATGGGACCACACATCTGCATGGGACCAGATGATCGTATCGTTGGGTCACAGTAAAACGGGGCTCTATACCCACCTTTGTGAATCAAATCAATTACATCTTCAATTTTCTCGCTCATAAATAATTCTCCTTTATGGTTGTTATGTTGTTAATATCTAAAATTACACCATAAGATAGTTTTCCAGGTTACCGTGCTTCCTTGATTGCTAATTTTAGCCCTTTAATCCCACACGCGCACGTTAAGTTGTGCCACTTTACACATGTCCGCCACCGGTCATAAGCTTCTATGACCTTAGGGAGCTGTTCAACACAATGAGCTGAATCCATCTCCTTACACTCGGGTATCTCTTTTTTGTTAACTTCCACAATTCCACCTTTCCTTATTGAACATCAAAACTGCTTTTAAATAATCTCATCTCATCATCGAGGATTAAGTATTTACTCATAATCTCTGGTGGATATAATGCCACGTCGTATTTATACCCGCGCTCTAGCAGGAACTCATAGAACTTAGCCCCGAATGCAATATCTCCATTCTTCAACACAGAGCTAACCCAGTTATCAATGGCATCGTAGTCTAGTTCTCTATTGCTATCCGAAGCATTCCCCATTTTTATGAGAGGAAGTAGCACATGTGTTTCCACCTTTCCCTGCCATTCGTCATAGACTAGAGATACTTCTCTAACAGAACGTGCGTCAGAGATTATATGGTGAAGTGCCAGAGATACGGACGGACAGGCCTCAAGGAGGCTACTGACGGCACTTCTCCATGTTTCCAATAGGTGAGGATGGGTGCTTACTGCTACTCCTCCACAGTACCTCTCTGTAGCCTCTAACAGCTCATGTGAAATATGCATTCCATTCGTGGTATAATTCGGAACTATGCCGAGCTCATGGAATGTTTTTAAGATCTCAGCAAACTGTGGATGGAGCGTAGGTTCTCCTCCTCCCCCGATAGCCACCTGAAACGGTCGTTGGTTCGCACTCATACTGCCGAAGTATCCTTCGATTTTCTTTGGGACGTCTTTATAGCACTCACCGTTCTTAATGGAGCTTGCATAGCAATTTGACACTAAAAAACCCTGACAGAAATAGTTGTGTATATCTCTAATGCCAAGGTTGTGCACGACACCCTTATAGGGCTCTTTAGTTATGTTTTGTATACTTACCGTCTTAAGGGATCTACCTCCTTGTGACACTTCACGCATAAAACTTCTCCTTTCACTCTGTTATTAACATGATAATCCTCAACCAGAACCGATAACTCCTCGAACTCCGCTTCTGATAAGTAATTTAGTGGTATGGTAGTGCTCCCGTACCTTTCAAACTTAACAAGATTTACAATTTCCGCGAAGGATACATCTGAATGGTGCACCTCCAGGCGGGTCTTACTCGCCCCACACTTAGAACATGAGAACCCAGAATCTTTCAATATTGGAAACACCCATATTTTGTAAAGTCGTGATCTTATTGTTTGCGACCTAATTCTATTACCCCTCCACCTCTACTGTTCGAGGCTCCTCGAGGGTTGTTAGTGCTGGGCCTATTTGCTACTGTCTCTTTCATTTTCTTTACCGATACTGGGTTGTGCATCGGGTTGTTTTTACTCATTCTCTCGCTTGCCGCAGATCTTTGCTCTTCTTTTGACATGATTAGTTGATCTGTGTCAAGCAGGTCCTCCGCACGTATCCAACCACGTACTGAGAGTATTTTATGGTTACCGGTAATTCTTATAGTCTTACCCCCTGCAGATATAACAAACACATCCTCAACATTAGTCTTAATATGCACTTGGTCGACACAGGATGTAATAAGTCCTTCCGGACCTTTCACAGTCACTTGGTCCCCAACCTTAACATCAGCAATGTCTTTAAGCTCTCCTGATCCCATGGTGATTGACTGCCCAGGAGTTAGGCACCAACTGCACCCCCCAAGACACTTGGTGCCAAGAGAAATATCATAGAATTCTGGATACTCTAATTCTTTAATATCTAACCCATTGGAGAACCTAATGGTTTTTCCTCCTAGGAACACAGCTTTATAATTTGACTGTGGCTCCACTCTGACTTTAATACCATCCGTTAGCCTCATAGCTACCCCTTTCTTTTCTCTTTTAGTACAAATACCATCTCTATTTTATTTATACACACAAAAGCCATCTCTCAAACTGACTGGAAGATGACCTTGTCTCGTACGTGCTAGGTTAGATTTGTTAATCTGTAATTAGGTGCCGTACATACAGTGCTCAGCATAGCGTCCTTCATAAATCACCCTATGTGGTTTGCACTTGTCACACAAAAGCAGCCATTCGTTTCCTGTCTTTTTGTTGCTTGTTGGCTCTCCGGGATTCTCTTAGTCATTTATAGTATTCCTCCGTGTAATATTGATGTGTGGATAAGCTTCGACCCTAGCTTTCGTGCAGGTGTCGCAAATCCAGGATGTAAGCTCCGGCGTTTCCTCTATATTTAGATGATCGTCTGGCCGAGAATTTGCAATGTCGTGCAGCACTGTACGCAGACGCTGTATCTCCATCATTTTTGGACAAAGCTTACGTGGAGCTTTTCTGCGAAACTTGTTACTCGCAGTCCACAATAGTGTTTTAATTTTCTTCATTGTTATCCTACTTTCGTTATTTTGCCAAAGTCTGATAAGTAGCATCAGATTCAATAATCAGGTTTATCCGCTTTGCAATATTCTCTTTTGTTGACGCGACACATCTTCCAGCGAAATCACCCCCTCGCCTATCCTTTTTGACTTCATTGTTTAATTCTTTTAACAACTCAATAATTTTATCTCTCATGGTTATCATTTCCTCCTAAAGCTCCACTGGATCTATTTCTAGAAACTCTTTGATGATACTTTCGTTGTCGTCAATTACTTCTAGCTTGAGTGCACCCCAGGTCTCATACCCTCCTGGTACCCACTTGGACAGAACAATTCCTTGCTCATCCAAGTGGTCCAGGAATTCAGAAATGATATGTGACTCGTTTCCTCCTGAGATGAATCTATTACGCTCAGGGTATTCGCACATATCTACATCTCGCATAATTTATCCCAGGTGCCAGTTAGTTGATGAGAGCATACTATTTATCAATTCCCATAAATCGTAAGGAACTGAGTTATCGAATGCACTACCGAGGATAATATCTCCCTTAGCCACAATAACCCCTAAGTTTAAGAATAGCCTTACGTCACTCTGTGAACCTATTTTAGAGGCATACTCCTTTTGTGCTTCGAAACATTTCTTACTTTCAATCTTAGAGTTCTCCAAAGCTGCATCACGAGCTTCGGAGTCACTGAGTTCTGGTCTCAACCGTGCCATCTCTTCGACCTTAGCCTGTAACCTCTTATGATCAAACCAATCGTACCCGAGGCTCTCGTATTCCTCTCTGTTCTCTCGGGTTATGTCAAACGGACATATGGTGGGTTTCTTGAACACTTCACCCCATGTATCACCGCAAGGCTCCCAGTAGTCCAAGTGAGGTCGATCCGGATTATTGTAGTCGTCCATGATCTTTTCTATAATACTCTCAACCATCTTGAGAGACTTATCCCCGTTGCAGATAAAAACTTCTGATGAACTATTGGTCATGATGTCTAAGCAGCTATGAGGCTTAATGATAATCATTTCCGTGTTTTGTTTTTTAGGCTGCTTCATATTTTTCACCAACGCCTTCCTCTTTTTCTTCTAAGTCCCTAACCGTTAGATTGTTAGCCCTTGCAAACTCAACAGGGTACTCACCTAAAAGAGCACCATCAAAGCTGAATTGCTCTACACAATCTGTCAAGTCCTCGTCATCCTGATTCATCTCAAACCCAGAATGCAGCGCCTTGCCGAACGGGATACTATTGTGAGACGCATTATGCCTTGGATCTACTTCCTCATACGTATACTCATCTGAGCCTTTTTGGGTACGTTCGAATGCTGGTGATGGTGTTTCTTCTTTTACTTTATCCATTAAATAATTCTCCAAGGGTACCGCCATCCTCGTGATGGCGGAGGAATTGGAGCCTGTGGCTCCGTTGTTACTTTTATTATCATTTTTCATAATGTTATTGTTTGACTCAACCCAATAGTAGCCTCAGTCACGAGCTTCGCTCGCGGACTAGTGGTTACAAGCCTTCAGGCTTGACCTGAAGGTAGTTGACAATTTTCTTTCTTGTCTTAATATGTTCCACCAAATCGATGGGAGTACATGTCTTCAATTGGACTAGACGAGGAAACTACCTCCGCAGTTTTAATAGGTCTAGAGAACTTACACTTTATAACAGCCATTGGGCAGTGACCGATCCCTCCGCCATAGGGTACAAGATCAACCTCAGACTCCCAGTTCACTTGTTCGAAAGTGGATTTGATAACATGTACAAGAGCCTTGCCAGATGAGAAGTTTTTATCGCCTCGTTTGCTTATCGTCACATCCATATAGAATGTATCGGTTAAAGCCCACCAAGTAGCGAATCTTCTCAAATCCTGATAGAATCCTGATTCCTGAAGAAATACAGCCGAGCTAGTGAAGTCTAGATGGCCATAAGAATATACTTTCTGCCTGGGTACGTAGACTTTTCCTTCTTTCTTTACCCCGGCAGTAAATACTGAATCCATTGCTGTCTTGATAATGTCACCTTCAACAACTAGAACTCGGTCATCATGTAACTCATTAGCGTAATGAACCATTTTACCAAACAAGCTTGGGTTGTTCTCTGCGATTAGCATGGGAGACCCGCCTGTAAGTATATGTCCAAAACGCTCGTAGTGCTCTTGTACGTATCTAGAAGTCAATCCGAAGAATCCCCCTATACCCGGTTTCATTCTTTTGGCGCTCTCTATCTCTAATTGAGCTTTCCTAATCTCATGGGGACTATTTTCGTCCCTATCCTTGTATTCGTTACTCAGCTTACGCCTCCTTTCTATTCCAGTCCTGATCGATGAAATACCCGCATATTTTACATTTGCTGTACTCAGAGTGGTACGGTGCAAGATAATCAATAGAAGAAACCCAACGCCCACAAGTAGGACATATCAGCATAACCTCTAGTCCTGGGTGAAACTTCAAAAACCGCTTTACTACTTTAGGCCTAGGACCTCTAGGTAGTCTTAACTTTGTTCTCATAAGCTATCTAATAACAACTTCAACAGAACTCGGGTCAACTTCAAAGGCTGTCGAATCAAACACAATGTAGTCTGAGTGAACTTTGTCCTTCAAGGCGTTTATCTTTGAGACGATAAAGGCTCGTCCCTCGTAGGCTATCAAGTACCCTATATGCTTTTTTCCGTCATTTTCTATACCGCAATGTTTTGTTCCTATCAACTTAACCTCCTAAATATTAAAAATAAAACCTACCCTGCATCGAGGCGCAGGGTAGGTTTGCTCAACCGATCAACAAACAGACCTAAATTATTGTACAAAGGCCTCCATGACATAAGCAACGTCATCCTGGTAATACTTCACCCCATTCACCATTAGCGTGGCATTAAACGAAAAATATTTCGGTACAATATAAGTACAGTTTACATCTCTAGCCCACGACCTTCCTACTACCGCATTGCTCCATTCAGTCTTAATACCAGGATCCGAATAATTAATAGACAATTTTGCACAGATGGGTTTACAGTTCTCAACAATCTCCTCTTTAGTAACAATCCGATAACCTTTAGGTATGATTAAGATACTATTAGCCAGCTCAATAACAGCGTTAATTCTAACTGCAAACTTCAGAGCTTTATCCGACGAATCGAACTTTCTATACGCTACTTTATGGTCGTCTCCGTCACAACCTCGTAAGTAAATATTTGAGCAAATGTTATCTCCGATATGATCCAGGCCAATTGCAGTGCTACATTTCGAGTATAACCTAGGCCCATCAAGTTTGGCTATTGGGTCACCTCCAGGAATGATTGGGTTCGTTATAGGCATGTTTACTACCTTCATGGCTAAGACGCCATCAACGACGCTGAGCTCAACTTCTATTTTGTCTTTTTCCATTACTTCTATTCTCCTATTGTTTACGTTAAAAGCCATATGCTTTTTCTAGGTTCCCTACATATGTTATTCCAACATATGGGTCGTAGTTAAGTTGATCCAACCGGAATATATATAGATTATAAGGCAAAAATAACTATCTATTTTAAAGCTTACCGGTAAGGGAAAATAGAGGTAATTACATTTTTGTAACATTAGTTGTAACTATGGTAGCGTACCCTTACTTACACAAGAGAAAATTGGACCAAAGTGGTAGGTTCGTCAAAAAGGGCACTATTTACTATGTTACCCCTAAAGGGGTGTATTATTCTCTTTTTTAAGTACAGTTATTTGGGGAGTCTCTACTCTCTCCCCCAGAATTAAATAAACCAGAAAATTAACAACCTACGAAAGTAACAGATAAATTACGTATAGGTTACTAATTAGGTCCGGTTTAGTAGGAGGGCCGTGAAGGAGTTTAGGACCCCTAGGTGACCATTGACCCATATGAAACTAACAAACAAGCCACAGAGGCTCTCAGACACCTTTAAGGGGGTCTCTGGCATTTTGACAGAACGTTGTTGTGTAATAGGATCCGATTATTGTAAAATTCAGTAATGAACAAAGAATCACGTACACTATTTCTTAGGTCAGCGGAGTGGAAGGCCTTTAGACAAACCTTGCTAGAAGACCGCGGTGCGGTGTGTACATTATGTGGGCAGGAGTATTACGGTAAAAACAAAAAGAATCTTCATATACATCACCTAGACCCGAACCCAGAACACTACGACATCTTAGACCCGGTTAAGTTTACTATCTTATGCAAACAATGTCATAAATTCTGGCATAAGATTCTTCGTAGGAAAAATAGCAAAAGCCCACTAAGAAATAGTGGGCTCTGGGAACTTATGCTTAAAGCTATTACACCTATGTCTAGGACCCTAGTAGAAGACACGGATAGTTGTTTTAATTAAATATGCTCAAGACGGATTCTCTAACATGTTCAAATGGAAGCCATCTTTGTCGTAAATTCCGTACTTCTCTTTTGCTTTCGGGGATGCGGCGCCCCAGATCGGGGAAACAAATACGCTAGGCCTATTTTGTAAATCAAAGGTGTCGTCACAAGCCTCTGAGCAAAACCATTTATCCGGGTCATCCCTACGTGATTTAGTAACGAATCCAAATGGCTTTTGGTATTTCGATCCTAGACGTGGACACCACTTTTTCAGAACCTCTTCAGTCGTTGGTGCGTTTTGTACTCTTCGTACCACAATAACGCTCTCTTCTCTAGCTGTGTCCGCAAACACGGTTGGAACGACTCCGAACCCCTCTAAGGCGTGAATCTCTGTCACAGGCAATCCCGTAGACTTATGGATAAATACGTGAGAAAGGTGGGACGATCCAGTATCCGGATCTGCCTGAGTCCACCAAATGATTACTTTTGAAAATAGAGAATTGGTTCGACAATAACATCCAAGCATTACTTCATAGTCGTCTGGGTGGAGACGAACGTCGTCTAGTGCTAGCATTCCGGCATCAATGATCTTTTTCTTTTCGGCTTTATTCATTCCGCGAACTTCCCGGTTTTAACTGCTCCACCCTTCTCTCCCTCGACACTGACATTGCCGCCTGTCTTATAAACAGCGTACAAGCCAAGACCGATAACCATTCCGACACAAATCATGACGGTTGTGCATTGGATGATGGCTATGATTATAATCTCACTCATATCCGTATTCCTTTTGGATATCTCTTTTAATTTTAACCTCTAGACAGGGTTTGGTCTATAAAGGCCCTAGCAGACACCAGGGCAGCTAGTATTGGGGTGAGCAATAGGGAGGTCCACTGTGGCCACAGCATGGCGCTCAAGACATCAGGAGATAGGTCTGACAGTGATGCAGTTAACGTGGACAAAAGAGTGATAGCTACATATAGACATAATCTTGATGCGCCTCCAGGGGTCATCTTAACGTCCCCTGCAATTAAACTGTTTTTCAGGTGGGATCAGAATAGTGATACATTCTCCACCATTCTTACCTGCTCCTACTCTATGCTGTATTCCGCGTTTGACTGTAAAAGAATCCCCAACAAAATAATCTTTTTTATTGTAAATTATGGTCCCTTTAGTCACTACAAATATTTCGTCACTGGAAACATGGGCATGTTTATCACTGACGTTATTTGGGGCTATACGTGTATATAGCACCTGTACATCATCTGTCTGGTAAAGACGTTTAGCTAAAATAGGCCCTAGGGTAGTGAGCATCTCAAACCCCGAAGATCCGATAACGATCATATCCGCTAGTTTTTTAGCTGTTCCTTCTTGAACCCTTTTTGCCTCTTCTAGAGTATCTAATACACTTTTTATCATTTCTAGCCCCCCACGGTCCTTACTAGATGCATCAGTATCCCTATGGCGACCGCGGATACTAGCCCATTTGCCCCAAGTAGATAAAAACCCCACCTTACGACCTGCCCTCTTAATTGTTCTGGAAGATTTTTCAACTCCCCCAACTTTATATCATGTTGTTTAACTGTGAGTAACATACCATTGTCATAGTTTTCACCATGAACGGTACGCATTAACTTACCTTGTTCTTCTACGAATCTGTCTAATGATCCAGATAGCATCAGTATATTATCAGCAACCGGCTTAAGAGCCTTCTCAAAAAATAGTTCACACCTAGGATCAGGAAATGAAATATGTGCGTTAATTATGTCTTGTTCTGAGGGTTGCATATTACGCCCCTTCCCGTTTAGTGTTAAGTGCTTTTCTACCAGTCGGAATAGCAGCTACTCCCTGCTCATCCAAAAGTCTCTCCATATCGTCTTTGGTTATAAAGCATTCCCCTTTATACCCCCATCTCCGTCCCCAACTATTGTGTAGAGTAAAAACTTCAGTTTCAGCATTATACCCATTACACAAAATAGCGTGTCTGCCTGTCTTTTTACCAGTAGGCTTTATGAATCCACCTTTAGGTTTATGCATCCCGTCGTACCAGCTTATTCCCAGTACTGCAGGGCCTTTATGACACACAGCTAAAATTAGATCATCAATTCCAAATGCCCAGTGGTAAGATTCTATGTAACCCCTAGACTTAGACCACTTCATAACTGCGTTAACGCTAGTACCTGAGTAGGCTTCACCTTTCCACTCGTCGTGTATCTGGGCCCAGTTATAACACCTACGAGCTAGATCTTCACCATTTGCTTTAGTTAGCTTAAGAGGTACCGGGTCAGAGATAATCTCGTGTACTGTTGCAAACCCAGCACACATTCCTTCCTTACCCTGGTCCAAGTTAGCACAGCAGTTCCAATATCTAGTAATTGGTGAAGCTCCTAGAATAATGTCAGAGACTGAATATTCTTTATTGCGTTCATCTCTTCCATCAGAGCAATCTGTAATTCTGTTTTTAAATATTGAGTGAAACCACTGTTTAAAGTTCATTGTGCTATTTCTTTTCTGTTATTGAATTTCTGTTATTTGTCCATCTACAATCACGAGTACATCATCAACAGCAATAGTATGGTTGGTCGTAAGGCCTGTTGACTTAGAGACGTATCTGTCATCAAGTGCTGTTCCAGCTGGTGACGTTATCTTTATGGCGTTTAGGAAAGAATCGCCTCCAATATAACTAGCGGTACAGTAGAGTGTTTGTGTAGAGCTCGTGCATGTATTCGTAAGGGTTACAAGAGTGTCAGTGTTGCCTACGGTAGAAACAGTACCTGTGCTATTCCCTACCCAATACGTCATACTGGTGCAGTCCTTGCCTACATCCCTAGCGCTACCTAAAATCTCCCATATATATGTGTCTCCTATGTTGCATCCGACAATAGTAACAGTTCCGGTTTGATTGTCTAATGTCTCAAACTGAGATTTAACAGCTAATCTAGGGAATAGAGTCCCAGCTGAATCCGTCCCGTCTCCTCTCGCTGTGACGGTAGGCTTAACTCTGCTGGACGGGGAAACTGTTGTTGAGTTAGTGGATATTGTAGTAGAAAAGTTATGTTCGCCATATGCCATTAAAGTCAAAAAGGCTAAAGTAATAAAGATAAAACGCATTTGAGGGTCTCCTTGTTGAATATTCCTGAATAGTATATCCTGCGTTTACTCGTATAATCAAGGCTGAAGTTACATGGGCTAAAAAAAATAAAAGTTTTACTCATGTAAATAAGCGTAGAGTACACCCGGCCAACACCCGGATGAACACTACTAACTCCCGCCGGAGCGGAGATTTTCTTATAGGCACGCACCTGAAAGGAGCGATGCTACGACAGAGAATGCCGCAGAGGTTGGTTTTGATGGAACATTATAGTGTCCCTGTAGCATCCTTTCCGGGTGAATTATCACCTAGTAAGCGATGCACCTTATGGTAGAAGGGGAAACAAAACTACCACGTCATTAGATACTGGATGCTGTTTATCTTCTATTCACAACAACCTTGCCATTCGGCGGTCCAGCGATCACCTCGCTATTGGACTAATCCGGGATTGACTGTTAAGCCCTCAGACCCAGAAAATTAATTAGGTTGTTGCGGACTAAATAGTGAAAGCTGCCTATCTGGCTTTCTCGGGATGTGAACTCCGTGTTTTTTAATAAACTCTTGTTTATCGTGAAGGACTTTAGCAGCTCTTAAGTTTTTCTTTTCATTCGTTCTGGCAAAGTTTATATCCCTAATCGCACACCCGGTCTCATTAGATACCTGACACATTGCATCCCAGTAAGACAATTTTCTTGGTGAGGATTGTAGCTCTCGTACTCTCTCTAGAATAGTCATTAACTCTCCCCATTTGATGTTAAACTAGACCCCGCTCCTGTTACAGAGCAGGGTAACTTTTTACTTCGCCACCTTACTGATGGTTCCGTCTGCGTAGATAACAATATCGAATTCCATGACGTTCTCCTTTTAGGAGTGAACCTGTTCTTCACTACAGGACAAGTGCCAATTTAACGGATTTTTGTACTAGCACCATTTCTCGGTGCAGATAAACTTTGGACCCCAAATCTTTTCTCGAAGATCGGTCCAGCTTTCTCCGGGTTTTTTCTCTCGGTTAAATTGGGTCTTGCCAGTCTTGACTCTAGGAGACCATTTTGATTTTCTTTTTTCTTTCATCGTTTCCCTCTTTCACTATTAAAAAATTAAAAACCCGCCTGAAGCAAAGCTCTAGGCAGGTTGTATCAGGACCATCAATACGTCCTTATTGGTGTATTTTTAGGGCTAAGCCAGCGGTTAACGTTTCATGGTTTCTCCTTTAATTATCGAAACTAAATAAACAGATTATACAAATTAGGTGGATGTTGACGCCAAGCCCCCTATGACAGGATGAGGGTTTAGGGGGCTTGGCGTCCTTACTGGCCACGTGTAGGACAGAATCGGCACGTGGGTTGTCACTCTTAGAGGTGGTAGAGGTGACAGTAAATTAGAGCCGGGTAGGACATGGATATTACTATCCGCGTCCTTATGTTTAAGAGAATGTCCCTGACGTCGACACCTCCGATTAACTTGTGCTTATAAAATATTGGTTCTCTTATAAACTTAAATTAACTGACTACAATGTAATGAAGGAAAGGAATAAAGCCAAAAGCAATACCCCTTAGTATGTATTATACCAAGCTTTTATCGAAAATTAAGCATGTAAGCTAATAAATTCGGCAAGCTATACCGACCAAGTATTATGCCAGTTTAAAGCGAATAATTAAGGTTAATGTTTGGAATGCATTCCAAAAGTTAATCATCTTCTATCACTACGTCATCCTCGAGAGATACGTCACCACGTGAGTAAGCAGCCATGAGTTCCTCAGTGTTCTTGAAACTACGTTCGGTTACTATTCGTCCTCGTTTACCTCTACGCCCTCCCAAACTATAGATACCCATATTAAATCCGTGTCCTGGGGTATGCATAAGTTTGAAGTCAGCCACAGAGAATAAGTGCTTTGATGGTAGCATCTTTTCCTTAGCCTCGTTAACAGCTTCTGGAGTTACGATGGTGTGAACCTGATAAGTATCTCCGTCGAAGTCAGCCCCGGCACCAGCGAGGGTAGGTACGTTCGCTCTTAGCGCGTCTCCATTAACGGGTACAGCGAACCCAGCCAGCAGCCCATACTTATGTAACACAGGGGCTCTGCTGTACATGACTGGTCTTTCTTTCATTTCAGCTAGTAGTGCATGTTTCGCGTTATCTCTATGATTTTCAATATCATCTAATGCCTTCTTTTTAGCACTAGGGGACCCATCAGTTCCAGAGATCAATCTCTTAACAACGAACGGAGCAAACAACTCCCACGCCTGTCCCCATGGAAGACCTATCTCATCTATCGTTAGATTTGGATCTGGAATAATCACTCCACGTCCACTATAGGTAGTAGGTGTTCCTGTTAGGTTTCGCTGTACTAAACTTGTTTTATTCCCATTAGGTCCGAACACATCCGCTAAAAGGCCTTTAACCTTCTTCTCGACGCGATCCTTCTTAATTGGCTGTCCCAGTCCGGTTACTGCCTTATAGGCCTTATAGAGGCTAAGGAGGCCCTCAGAGCGCATGTCCTCCCCAACAACCCCCTCCATATCATTGTAGTTGGTCTTGGCATCCATAAGGTCTTTATACAAAAGATTAGAGTCAGCTATAATCTCAAAATCTGATGTAACAGATACGGGCCTAAAAATAGGAGGTATAACTAATACTTTAGATGTGAGGAGTTGATTAGGACTCAAACCCTGTGACCTCAATCCCTTATAGGCTCTAAGCTGTTTTGCCAACTTATCTTTAACTGAGGGTCTATCAGCACTTTTATATAGGGCGGAAAGCTCTTCAATCTTTTTGGTTACATCTATCCCAGACAGTGCTGCCTCTAGCCCCTTGGGCCCTGTTCCATAGTCACCGAGAGAGTGCTGACCTGTTATTACTTGGTGAAGTTGTTTTTCAGTTATACCCAGGATTGAACGTATTTGTTTTTCGAATACTGGCTGTGGGAGTTTAGTTGGGAGAGATATATGCGAGAATCGATCTCCTCCCATACCTCCGGTTATACCACGGTCAAAAAGTCCGTTATCAACAGGATCCATATCTGCTTCGCCACGTAAGTTCTTACCATACCGTGACTTCCACTTAATTGTGTCACCAGCTGTAATCTCACCATTGCTTATTTTTAAAACATCTTCATCCGTCATAGCGGTTAACTGAAGAGCGGTTGTTCCGCCTTTACCTTCCTTAGGGGATACTCTAATCCCAGAGGACTGTAGTGTGGCAATGAACCGTTTATACGTTGGAGAAACTTTTGGCATTCTTGGAGTCTTACCTTCCATTAGGTCCCTAAAGTAATCTCTGTTCTCTTGCCCCCTTACGAGCTTGGAGTCCCGGACAACTGCTGGAGCACCGTGGGCCAGTAATGCTTCCATCTCTAGAGTCCCTACACGCTTAGGTTTTGCGCCATCGGATCCTACGGTAGGAACGCTCCCAAGATTGAATGATCCCTCACCAACCTCAGATCTTTTATCAGTAGCCATGTGGTGTAGCTTAAAATAGTAACCGTCACCTGTCATAACATTATTTACTTTACGGCCCTCAGGTAAGGAGATTTCTTCAGTAGCTGAGATACCCGCTTTATCAAGTTCGTTCTGTACCATGTCGATAGCATTTTCATCAGAGAATGCTGGCAGTACATAGTTTTCCCCAGTCTGTCGTGCAATCTTTGCTAGCTGTGCTTCAACAATCTGTGCTGGATTATGTCTTCCGATAGTTCCGAATGGATTCACCAAGTAATCTAGCGGTTGACCATCCGCTCCCTTAGGCATTTGATCGTCCGGAACTATCTTCGATACGATAGACTTATTTCCGAAGGATCCAGAGTTTCCACTCCAATGAACCAAACCCTTACGCTTAGTAAGAAGCGTATGGTATTTATCCAAGGTTGGGCAGTACACCCACCCATCGTAGTCCTCCATAGTAATATCGTCTTCAACACTGATGAGAACTGGCTCCATCATTGCTCCGGACAATAACCAGAATACCTCAGACTGGAGAAGCTCCTCTGCGGTATATAGTCCAAAATGAGCCCCGTCGTAACTGGCTACAAGCTTATGTTTCAACGTAACGCTCATAGAGACCTTAGGAAGATCTATAGTGAATAGTGACCCTATATGCCTGAAGCCATTAGCAACTCGTACTTCAGAGTGTTCGATGGATAAAGAATCTAGGTCTAGCGACAACATAGTATCTGAGACCTTAATCTTCTCAACGGGTTGCCATCCTCTATTTGTTGTATACAGCTCATGGTCCTCTGAGAAACATAGCTTATCACCTACGTGCATCGGTGCTATTGCTTTAATGGCTACTTTAACTCCGGACTTATCGTGCCATACATCGGTGACGATGCCTTCGTGTTCTTTGTCCCATACAACAGTGTTATCTTTCCATTGAGATCCTTTACCCCCGCCAATCATACCAAGGCCTTTATGAGACCTCTTCTTCATATTCAGTATAACAGGATCATTCTCATGAATGATGGCTCCTTTTTTGATAACACCATCTTCTGATAAATTCTTTAGTTGATCTTTCGTATAAGTCCCAGAGAATATTGACATAAACTTACCTAGGTCCGTAGACGTAGAGGAGTCAGGATCAAGCTTCTTAGTATACAAATGCTCTGATGATAGTTTCTTAGCAGCCGTTTCGCGTATGATACCGGCGTCCTCATGGTTCATTCCCTTCATGTCCATGTAAGCTACACGAAGATGTGTTCCTAGAGCTAATTGTCCATTTTGAGTATAGTTGCTGTCAACAATAGCACTATCCTTAGCGAATCTTTCTCCTGGTTTTAGAAGAACAGTTTGTCTTATTAGGGATTTTCTATTTAGAGGAAAATCGTTATAAAGCTCTATATCCTCTACTTCCCCATCGTCGTATTGTACCTTGAGGTTATCTGGAGTAACGTCAAGTACCTCACCAGATTGCTTGGACCAAATTGCTCCTACTTTCTCTGCTGCTATTCTTTGAAAGCTTCTTCCGTCTTCTGACAGAGACTGCACTCGTGGTGCTTCTCTATTTGGCAATGATAGGGCTTGTGATTGATACTTTGATCCCATGAGTCCGCGCATTCCCTTAACACCAGATATATACGGAATTAAATTAGCAGATAAAGAAAACATCTCTTGTCCGGAGGGGAGAGTATAATCTACTTCTCCAGGATCCACATAGTCAACTATGCCTTTATTTACTGCCCTCACTTTTGGTTGTTTTCCATCAACAACTTTACCGGCGTCTCCCGGGAATGCTATAACTAAGTCATCTATTCGTGAACTTGAAACGTACTCAGGCTTTCCATCCTTACCAATGAACTGACTATAGAGGTTTCCATCTATCCCTTTATACGTATTGACCGAGAGTCTAGAGTCTACCCCAACGGATCCGCTCTCTGGGGTGCGGATGATGTCAACATAGCCAAGCTGTGTTGGGGTAACCATACGAGCACTTTCAGGTACACCGTGGTCACTACCAAAACCACCTTCTCCCATTCCAGTAATCTTCGTATTGCTATCAATGGCATCTATTAAATTTATCTCTTCCAAACTTTGGCCTAGTCTTGAACCGTGGAACACATGGTCCGGAATATTCTTAAATACGTTAGAGTGTAAGTGATCTAAGTTTTTAGTCTTCTGAGCTCGATACAATATGTTCCTGGCTATTCCAGCTTTATCTCTTAGGATACCTTCTGAGAATATATCCTCAGGACCTAGTACTCTTTGGAAACTATATGAGTCTCTATCGTCCACTTCTCGCTCGCCTCTATACGTGGATAGCAAATTCCTAACAGAGTCTTTAAATACATCCTTAGATACTGTCTTATATGGTTTCCCTAGGGTCTTTAGGGTTGTATTCTCGTCCAGCTCCATCTTCTCAAACTCACCAGCAAGATCTCGTTCTACGTCATCAGTTTCCTTACGACCACGAGTAACTTTGGCCCATACCTTAGGTAGAGCTGATTGATACTTTTTCTTATAGTTAATCTTAAAGAGATCATCTCCCATGGTCTCTTTGATTTCATCGTCAGTCATACCCAACCCGCGCATCACGGTGTACATAGGTGTTTTGCTGTTATATATCTTGAAAGATAGCTCACCAGAGTTCGGGTCCATGACAATATTAAAACCAGTACCGCCCTTAGTCTTAATGAAGGTCTCATACTCTTTATTGGCAGTCTGTCTTGTATACACCCCAGGACGTAAGCGCTTCTGTAGGGCTAAGGAATATTCACTACCACCTAGAATGTATGTTCCTCTTTGCGTGAGTAGCGGGGTCCTCATAATTGTCGTACGCTTTTTGGCTACAGGTAATCCAGTCTCATTATTCCTCAGAGTAACTGTACCTTTTAGCGGAATAGACAGAGAGGACTGTGAGAGAAGGGCGTCTTTCTGCTCTTTAAGACTAAAGTTCATCTTACTAGGATACGAGAAGTCTGAGAATTCCAGTGTGTGGTCACCATATGATTGTTTAGGTTGATTCTGGAATGCGGCTAGTACGGACTCTTGTAATACAGTATTCGCTGTAGAAAAATCTAGAGGATCGCGAAGGTCGGCTGGGAGTTTATTATTCATGTTAGTTTTCTTTACTTAAATACACCTTTGTTAGCAACGACCTGCTTAGCCCTGTCATCCCAAATTTCACTGAATGCTGGATGTTTTTCTGCTGTGACAAATAACTTTTTACCAATGTGTTTTTTAGTCCATTCCTCTACAGCCTTAATTGCCCGTTGTTGTTGTTTTTTACCTTTCCAGCCATGTGCTCTGGCGGTTAGGATACTAACTTCTGTACCCTTCTCCAGCTCCTTCTTAACCCTAGCTATCATAGGTTTAATAGGATCCCCGATTACGTCTACACCTTTGAACCCGGTATACATAGCTAGAGTTGCATCTAAGTCTACCGCGATATGTTTCTTAGATAATTTTATTAGGCTTTTTGGTTGGATCATGTAAAGAATACTACCAAGGACACACTTGATAGTCAAAGATTGTTATCCATGAGCTAAAAAAAACACCCGGAATAACCCGGGTGTTTCGTCATGAGTCTAATAATCTTCAGTTAGTGAGGTATTAGTAGTCTCCGAGGTTGCGCCACGTAATGGTCAGCGTACCTGTAACCGTATTGGTGTTAGCACCGCTGTCAGCCGCTGATGGGATAGCCATATTAACGAACACTGCCTTAGCTGTAGTTGTTCCATCAAACTGAGCAGAGGCAGCAAGAGCAGTACCATTAGTGAACGAAGTCACGGTTCCGGCTCCTGTGTCATTAGAGGTAGATGGAATTAAATCAACTTCTGTTCCAGACAGTGTACCATCAGCGTTTACTGAAGTAGTTGTCGTACCAACGGACACCACAAATGCATCATTTGTACTAGCGTTAAAGTTAGTTGTAATGGAGCTGATAAGGCTACAAGTTACACCCTCAATAAGAATTCTACCCTCTGGGAATGTATAAACCTTCTGTCCATCATCAAATGCGCCATCTGCGATAGTGAGAACAGCACCGTCCAAGGTAAGAACAGTCTGGTGGGTAACACCATCTCCGTACTCAACTACAGACCCCATTCCGTTAGAAACAGCACCTATGCCGTAAGACGTGGTAGGTTGTACCAGTTTCGCGGCGGCAGCCGTATCAACTTCTGATTTTTTAATAGCTTTTTTGATACTCGGAGACCATGCCTGGGCCGACGAGACTGCGAAAACGACCAATACTATGGCCAATATAAACTTCTTCATAATGAATCCTTTTGTCTGCCCCTACTACGGGACTGTGTTAATTAACTGATGAATGTTACCACCCTTACTTAAGGACAGCAACGCTATTTTGTACTATTTTAGTTTGAGCTTACTAATGGGAAACCCGGTAAGAAAGCCTTGTTACTCTACGGAATCTACCGAAACGTCAATGCCTACATTAATTCTGCAGGGCCCGCTAACGTCGATCATTAGGTCTTCTCCAAACTCAGACTTGAATCTATGAGCTATTTTCTCAACTTGATCCCGTATGATTGACAACTCTTCTCTAGTCTGAACTATCGTTTTTGCCATACTATCCTCTTTCTTTTTACTCAGAGCACGCTGCTCCAACATGATAAGACCCGGATGAGTCCATTACTACCTTAGCCGGTCCCCACTTACAGCACCTACCAGACAAATATTCTTCTGCCCCTTCACTGGTAGGTATCCAATTTTCAGGCGTGATCAAAACTACACCAGAGGCCTCTGCAAATGTTCCAGAGTAACCCCCGAACTCCTCCACTATAAACGCGTCCCTTATAAGCTTTTTGGCTTCTAAAACAGCAACCTCGTCTGATGTGGCATGTAGTTTCTTATAGTTCCATACGCAACCCATTATATTAAAACTCCTTTTGAATGATCAATTTCGTGCTGGACTATACGAGCATCGAACCCCTTAAACGTGCGAGTTATATGCTCTTCGGAGATTGGGTCAAAGTACCTTATCTTTATCTCTCTGTGTCGAAGAACTTCAACCGGGCCACTATTAGGACGGGACAAACATCCTTCGTAATCCAATTTCTTCTTTTTAGACACAGTTAGAATCTTAGGATTCATCACGCAAATGTAATGACCGTTATACAACATAACAAAAGCTGTATAGAGTTCACCGATTTGGTTAGCTGATAAACCAGCAGCCCCGGGGTTCTTTGCAGCCATCGCTGTGTCAATAAGGTTTTTAAAGAGGTCATCGTACACTCTCTTGTTGTCTGGGACCTCTGAGCAAACTTGGCTCAGAATCTTAGTGTCTGTTACTATTGTCTTCTTCATGGTATACGTCTTTCGTCTTCACTATTTGAAAACCAAGTCCACGGGGGATCAAAGAAGTTCATTACCTCAGCCCACCCAGGGAAATATTGACCGCCGAAATGTATAAAGTACCCGTCAAACTCTTTTTGATTATCTGTAGTAGAGTCATCAATGAGGTAATCACCTTTTAACAATGATTTATTAGGGCACATGATTAGCCTATCACAAAATTCCATTCCCAAGTGTTCCTCGACCCAGATACGCTTCTCAGTGTAGCTGTACGGGTTCATTACGGACGCACGTGTTAGAATCCAGACAGCATAATGCTTATTCAGCTCATGCATAGCATCAATGGCTCCCGGAATTGGCTTAAGGTTTTCAAAGAACCTTGCCTGTGATTGAGGATACTCTACTTTGCCTGGGATAAATGCTGCATCGAAGGCTGACTGGAAATCACATAAGACCCCGTCCATGTCAACATATACTATTTCCCTCATGTTTCTTTTCCTTCTGTATCATATAGGAACTTCCCATCAACAAAGACATTCGCCCCGCCCAAATCTCCCTTTCCATTAGACATCAAACGGAGTCCACGGTTGTTCTGAAGACATGAATCCAGCTGTTTGGTACTGAGACTGGTGCGAACGGAGTATCCGAGCTCCATAAGTAGTACTCTGTATGCAGCACGTCTGAATATCTCAAGGACATCCAACTCAAAATGTGTATCTTGAATCTCTTTTGATATTTTAATCCTCACTTTCTTGTTGTGGGATATTGTAAGCTTTGAATTTTTACTATCTACATATATAATATCCATGTTTCTCCCCTTATCTTTGATGTTCTATATGGTCACCTGCTTCTGGTAGCTCTCTTGGAGGAGGTTCAGATCCTAACGACCATCTCATATCCCCCTTACCAGCTTCTACCGAACCCGTCCCAACTGTCCATACGATTGATTGCACCTTTACTTGTACTTACTGATAACACCACACAAAGTATTGACCACCAATAATACCCCGGTGTGATCCAAACTGGTGCAGCCATCATTAGCAGCAGTAGGAACATTATTTCAATAGACGATACTATAATAAATGCGATCTTTACTGAATTCATCTCCGACCTCTCTTTCTTGTATTCCAATCATTACAATAAACCCCTTCCGAAGGAGGGACCATAATTACTTATAACGGTACAGCGCGTTGGCGTCCATACGCCCACGAACCTCGGAGAGGGTGGTCATACGAACCATTTTACCGTCTACGAAGACGTCCTCAAGAGCACCGCCCTCAGCTTCTTCTCGGGTTTGTTGGTCAAACATAACATAGTTGTTATCCTCGTCTTTGTTGACCCGGAGAAAACCCTTGGCAGACTTTTTAGTACCATCATCTGTTTTCGGGTCCTTGAAGATCTCAACCTCCTCGCCATTAATTACACCAGCAGTCGCCTTAATCGCAAAACCACAACAGTCTCTTGTTAAGTACTGATAAGTAAATGAACCTATTCCTAGCACAACATTAGTTGATGCAAACCCCTTCTGGGAAAGTCGGAAACAGATATCATTTGCTCGGTCTAGTGTGATTGAGTCCCCGTAGATAAGACCGATATGCTGGTCTAGCAGCTTGTACCCGTTCTCCGTCTCTGTCCCGCCAAAGGTCTCCCATAAGCACTGGATAGCTCCCTTCTCTTGAGGGGTACACTCCGGGCTCATTGTATCCTGGCAGGTACCACAGATGATGTCAGCAGGGTCTCCACTATCCGGCCGAATTACTAGTTTCCCGTCTCGCTTCATGACAGTGTTTTTCAGTTCCGGTAAGAACTCCGTGACCACTTTAAAGAAATCAAAAGTATCGCTGACAATGGAAACAATCCCGGTAGGATACGTCTCTGTAATGAGGCGTTTGAAGGTATTAAATTCCCCCTCGTTACGTGTGGAGAGGCTCATCACGCTATGTTCGCTTGCGGGCACAGAGCATCCGATAAGCTCCTTCTCGCAGTCCGCTCCATAATAGTCTTCTAGGAGATCGATTGCTGGGATAGCATCAGTACCGACAAAGGAAAGAAGGTGAGCCGCCCCGCACATAGCCGAGTCTTCTAGAGTTGACATACCCCTCATTGAAAAGTCGTGCCCCTGGAACGGTACAGCCTCCATACTGCTGCATGTATATTTTGCCCAGTAATCCAAGAGATCTCTATAATCCCTCGCCACAGATGCAGCTGTCATCATCTTCCACGACAAATTACTAAGCGCCGTTTCCAGGAAGTTTGTAACCCAGAAGAATTTAGGTATGGTGTTTTCGATGGTGTAGATGGCCACTTTGGGGTCTACGATCTCCCCCTCATTCAATGCTCTCATACGGATAGGGAGATAACCGAGATCGTGCAGATCCTTTACATGGTCATACGTTATTGAGTCTGGCCCCAAGTAGTTATCAATCCGGCGCTTATACTGGGCAACCACCAACTCCTTTGGTAGATTGAAGAACGTATCGTTCCAGAGGTCAATCAAGTAGCTCTGGATGATATATTGAAGCCCAAACACCACGATCTTTGAATCATTTCGCGGAGTCTTTGCCATATACTTGAGTGACCGGGGCGTCCAGTTTGAGTATACCATTTCGGTACCCTCCGGATATTGGCTCCTGTGGTCAGTTTTATAGCCGTCAGTACAGTTAAGTACTTTTAATTTATTCATAATTTTGTTTCTCTTTTTCTGTTATACGTGGATTACTGTGACACGGCCATTGAACTCCTCAGGCACATCCTGGGGCAGGGAGTCGGTGGTATAGATGTGCGAGATACCGGAATCGAACAGCGGCTGGAGCCCCTTGCTGAAGATACCATGCGTAACAAACAGGCTGATAACCATGCTCCGGTTCTTGGCCTTTAGAGCCTTAGCGATCTCAATGAATGTTCGACCCCCATCGCAGATGTCGTCCCAGATTGTAACCTCTTCGCCCCCAGCAAGGGCTGCATCTGTAGGGAACTCAAGTGTAGTATCCGTTATCTGTCCGGTCCTCGGGTCTCGGATCTTCTTGGCTTGAATAAGCTCATGAGTGCAACCACCGATCTTGGCGATTTCCCATACTTTCTTTGATGCACCAATGTCTGGAGCCACCGGGATAGTCTGTTCTACCAGGTCCAGCAGGTACGCGTTCGAAGCAGCCAGGTCGGCCACGCTGCGGATGATGACATTATCAATCAGTGCAGTTGCCACGTGGCTGTGCGGGTCCAGTACTGTCACTGAGTCCCACGTCATTGCGTTGAGCATGTTAGTGAAAACCTTCAATGAGAAGGAGTCACCAGAGGAACACCTCCGGTCCTGACGCGCATACGGAATATACAGCATCTCCAGGTGTCGGACTTTGACACGCTTTGCATCCATTAGCTCAGCCAAGAGGGCTAACCGTATGATGTCATCTGAGCTTGTAATTCGCGCTTTTACGACTACGAAATTATCGAATGCTCCACTTTTGATGGTGACATGTTGTTCTCCCCCAGGAAACGTAAACATTTCTACGTCAATTGGGTTCATTTGAATTATTTCTATCATTTTACTTATTTCTATTTGTGAAACTCGTCCTTCAATCTCCACTCTGTGTGTACATTACCCGGGACAACATTAGTGAATAACTGAAAACATTCAGGATTATTCAATGCATAGTTAGACCCGAGTTCGAACCCACTATCAAGAGCGCACCTATTGACACTAAAGATAATAGCGGCAAAGAAAATCCATAATACTATCTTGGTAAAACATCCATTAGCCATGATAAACACCTTTCTCTGTACTGTTGTTTAAATGTGATTCTTCGGGCAAGGCATTCACTGGCCCATAAGCCCTAATCAATTTGGCGGAGTTGAACATCATAGTGAGGAACTCAGTTAACGGGTAACCGTCGCATAACAAACAATACGTGTTTACAGTTATGATTGTGGAGTTTCCGAACTTGTCAAAGTCATTGGATCCGATGTCCAAACCACTTTGTGTATAGCGCCATTTAATCCCGGCAACCCGACCTTCACGGCAGATGTTAACATCAGGGTACCTACCATCTTTTTTAATTAATTCGGCCAAAGAACTGACCGTCATATTCTCGTTGTACATTGCTACTCCTTTGATTCAACAGATGGCATCCCGAGCAGTACGTCGCGCCGCTTCATAAGTAGTTTCCCAAGATGATTCTCCCCTTCACCGAAGTGCTTACCCCAGAACTTATCATGCCACCAATTGTGCTCTACCAGCTCCTCATCTCCAGTATCAAGGAGAGCTTGGCTCAGATCGTCACCACCGGGAAACTTGAGTTCAAGACCTAAGGCCATGATTGAGAGCTTAATGTCCTCCCAGTCTTCCCGAAGGTCCACTTTCTGTCCAGCCCTCTTAGCGTCTGCTGGTCCCATTTTGGAGATTCGCATTACGTCTCCAAGGTGTGTTGTTTTAGATGCCTGAAAGAACGCCTCGACCGAGCTGAATGTTCGACCCTCATACTCGAAATCATGAATGTGGTAGTTACTCAACCACCGATGATCACCAAAGAAGCCGTGTTTTAATATATCATTCTTGTCCATAAATAATTCTCCTTTTCTCAATCGTAATAAAGCCCGTAACCGATAGTGACGTTTAGGTTATCATTCCAGAAGCCATTAAAGTACGGGACGTCATCTTTGATCACTTTGTACTTTAGATCCTTGAGGCTCAACTTGATGAACCACATAAGGATTTCGATAAGATGATCCGTTCCATCTATAGAAGAATAACCCTCATCTCGGCACTCATCGTCCTCTAAAATTAGTTCATTTGGGATACCATGTTTTTTAAACACAGAGATGCATTCTGGAGTAAGCGAGGAGTCATGATAGTTCACGCATACTAGGCACTTCTTATCTTCAGGATACTCATAACCAATTCCAGCGTAATCAGGTGAATCGTGAAACTGAATTCCTGTGAGTCTACAAGATGCTTTGTACGCTTGTTGCATATCAAAGACCTTATGATTAGACTCGATTAGTACCTTATCAAACTGGTTGTGACCATCCCTTGACCAATCACCAATCATTATATTCATTTTAATCATTCTTATTCTTTCTTTTGTGATATAAGGCATATCAGCTCCTCTGTATCCTTTTATTAACTAGGGCCTCAACAACATCCCAACGTTCAGCTGAAGATTTTTCTTCGTCCGTTGCGTTCGGACCCAAAGCGTCATCTTCAGGAAGAACTGTATACATGCTCACTGAGTCATAATCTTCATTGGCTAATTGCGCCATATAAAAATCAATAACACGTTGAGCGGCCTCTGGAGAGAAATAACGCATTACTCCGTTATTGATCATCCATTTTCCAGGCTCTGGGGCCTGGTTTACAAAATACATAAAATTATCCTCTGGTTTGTTGTTTCTATTCTATGATCTGTGATAGGTACTGTGTGGTGATACACAGTGTTGATTAAATGGTATCCCGTACAGGACTCGAACCTGCAACACCTAGAGTAGAAATCTAGTGCTCATCCAATTGAGCTTACGGGACATTATTTTAAAGTTGTTGTTCGGAAGTTATGACATCCTGCTCTGTATCGCGGATAACGATATTAGATTCAAATTCAGAGATTGCTCTAGCACAGTTGCTTCCTCCGCCAGCCAGCATCACTCTGTTCATCAGAAGAACCACACCGTTGCCCCAGTGCAAGCTAATTTCTTTATCAAACCTTTCACCGTAAACCCCTATGGCTATGGTAAGGCAGTCAATGGCTTCTAACAAGGTGCTAGATTCTACCTTTTTTACTTCAGTGTTTCTAGTTTCACTGCTCATAGCTGATCCTCTGTTTTTTCTTGGTGGGTTGCCGTTCTCATTAGATACAAATTGAAACCTCCTGCTCTATTTCGCGTTTTACGGACTGTCTCTCACGCTTTTTGCTAGGTTGATTTTCTGTTTCCCACCAGTTGACCATGCCATCCTTTTTGCAGTGGCAATCAGTTTTTCCGGGGAACCTAACTTTTCTCTGACCCATCGGTTTCATACGTATCCTAACAATTCAACGTGATTACTATACAACACGTCTGCCTTCGCCAAACTGAAGTTTACTTCCTTCGGTGGCCTCGTGTGCGGATTCAACTTTCTTTATGAACTCCGAAGTTTCTGAGCTTACCTCCTCGGCGGTTGGAGGTGTCGGACATTCTCCGGTGTGACATCGTCCGCATTTGTCGCATAATCTTGCCATGGTTTCTCCTTTCAAAAAGACTCATTTTCTGTTTTTCTCCTCATAGGTTGTTTTTTGTTTCTTTCTATGTAAGCGGTATCTTTTACATTTGTTATGCAAGTCACATGACCAGCACAATGAGAACTTTTCCTCGCACTGCTTCATGTAGATCCGCTGACCGACTTCCGATAATAACCAATCAAATAACTTCATAGATAATTCTATCCAGTATCGCTCTGTTTCTCCAAAAGAAGCGCAGCCCAAATGGTCGCCAAAGCGATAGGTTGATAGCCCATCTCTTGCGTTCGTTTTCAGATGCAACAAGCCTACCGTACATCCATCGCCACCATTTCACGGGTACGTTTTTAGGCACACATTCATGATCTCCAATGTACGTCGATGGTGGTGTTGGGGTCATCAAAATCCGAGCCGCCAACTTAATTAACCTATCTCTTTGTTCCATAATTATTTACCTCCATCTTACATTATCTAACCAGCAACTCATGATCACGAGGAGCTGACCCGTCTTTTTTCGTGGTGACTTCAAATGCTACGTCTTTAACACCGTCCACCTTGAACACATTCCGGTCATTGCTGTGCGGGCATCAGCTCCGCCTACGTTTGGATCATGCGACCCGCGACTCAAACATTCAGACGTTCCACAGTTCAGAATAAGTGCTATGTCTATCTGTGGCTCCATTACCGGCCCTCTCCGATCTTTTTCGTTTGCTTCCATAAACTCCTTAGATGTCATTTGATCTTCCGATATTTTGTAAAAACCTCAATACCATCTTCTGGATCCTCAAGAAGTGAGAGTGCACAGTTGAGCATGTCGTTCTCTCTATGTTCCCCAACTAAACATAGACCCTCAAAGTAATGTCTGATCTCTTCTATTGAAAAATAAACAGGACTAGATGCCTGTACTAGCTTCCTGTTTTTGATGCGGTAAAGTTCTTCGCGTTGATCATAAATTTTATCGCTCATTTTGAATCCTTTCTGAGCCGCTGAGGCTCATTATTTTAATCAGATTTACTCCTGAATGCAGAGTTTTCCATAACGAAAAGCGCACCATGGTTGGGTCATGTACCAAAACTCATCCATGAACCTTTCTGTTTTGAACTTCTGCATTGCCTTAACAGCTCCAACCTTTGTTCTATGGGCAGAGATGGTGTAAAACATTGATTCATGAATCATTTCGTTAAACTCGACGGTGTATACAAACGTACCCGCAATACACATAATATCTCCAAAGTAAGGCAGTAAAGCCAGCGTTGATCTTAGTTTCCAATGAAAACCCCGAACCACAACCACTCAATGGCAATGCCTCGTTTGTTTTCAATTCCATCATTTTCTGTTTTGCCGTATAGAATTGTGAGTCTTGGTAGGAGTTCTACTTGAGTAGTGAATGTTGTATAGAATATCATAATCTTCCTATCCATTAATTCTTAATTTTGGTTAGTTTCTCGGGATCCACCGTGATTAACTCAGCCTTTTGCCAAGATGTACAAGTTGTACCATTGAGTTGCGTCCTTTCGTAGCCATTCTCAAATGCAGCTAGGTTAACGCTATAGAAATAACAAGCCATAACTACTGCTAATGCAACAGTTCCAGACAACATCGTTATCCAAAAGGCAATCCAGAATTTCTGCGCTTCATTCATAATTTTCTCCATTAAAGCCCAACCAGTAAATCGAGCCTATTATTTTAAACGCCCTGTTTTGAATCTAAGCCACAGGGCACAAAGGCTCATTTTAAAACGTTAGATTGTGAAATTGAAATAGGCGGCATCGTAGTCAATCCCGTCGTCACTCTCCGAGTCGAAGCCCATCGAGAGCGCAAGCATTGCCGCTTTCTCAAGTTGTTCAATATTCACTAGCGTTCCACAGCTCCGGCCAGCCCTCCAAAGCACGGCCAGTGCGTCATTTAATTCATCCAACTTTTCTTGTTCTTCCATAGTCTTCTTCATCTAACCATCTTATTTAATCTCTGTTGTTGTTATTTCCCTAACTCCGATGATCTTCATATTAACTTGTTGGGCAGACGAAGCGGAAGCAACGCCTGCCCGCAAGTTTTAACCAACAACGAGTTTGCGACCGTTGTTTTCGTCTGGTGCGATTTTGGCATCCGGCACAAAAGTCAACGCTTCAGCGATGGCATAAGTTCCGTCTTCATTTCTTTGCTGAGTCGTAACTTGAACAACACAGCCCGAGCCTGCTTCCATGGCCTTCGTTGATTTCATCCAACCCTCGGTTTCGCTTGATGCTTTGCAAAGAAGTTGGAATTGGTCTCCATTCCCAACAACCTTGATGTCTTTGACGTTTTTGCGTGCTCCTGAAACGTCAGAATTGTGCAGTGTTTTCGGCATGTCTTAATCTCCATTAAAGCCCAACCAGTAAATCGAGCCTATTATTTTAAACGCCCTGTTTTGAATCTAAGCCACAGGGCACAAAGGCTTATTTGACTAGGTGCTAGACGTACTGCATTTTACCGTAGAATAGCGTGTAGTTGACGATCAACTGTTTGTTGTGAACGGGCTTGTACCAAGGCATTTAAAAAACGACCATGTTTTGTACTCAATTGACGAGTACCCATATGATTCGTAGGCCCCTTTATCCTTATTACACACCGGAGAATAAGCAACATAAAATTTGCTTATTTTCTCAAGGTGCTCGCCTTCTTTTTTAAACAACGCGACTGCTTTTTTGTAGGCACTCTCAATGCTTTTTGCTCGAACATCTCCACCGTATCTTCCGTGTCCCTGACTGCTGTAGTGATAATATATATTAAACACTTTCATGTGTAATTCTCCATTTTGATTAGGATTGGGCCCAAAGTCTCTTAAGCATAATTTCCAATCACTCCGGATACCTTGAAGCTATACACCGCAAACAGTTACCCACTTATCTTCGGTCGTACCTCGCTTAAAATCTCCGGACACGAATTCCTCTTCGTCGTATTCGGTAAAGTATCTTTGGGCAGCTTCATCGCATTCTGGATGCCAAGCGTCGCTCTGGAAGTCTCCATAGTACGACCCGACTCTCCGAACGTACTTTTCTCCTTTTTCAATCTTCTCTCCGCACCAAACGCAACGATGCTCTTTTCGAGCTTTGGGCTTCGTTATTGATATTTCTTCCCAACCCATAGTTTCCTTTCTTGTTTAAAAGAGCCCTCGGCCGGACTCGAACCAGCAACGAGTTTCCTCACTAGATTAGGAATCTAGCGCCTTATCCGATTAGACTACGAGGGCGTTATTAACTTCAATAGGAGCTATTTAAGGGCCTCGCATTGAGGCCCCTAAACAGACTAGTCAGATAACTCTTCAATCTTCTTGAGAATCTCCTTCTTCGACAGCCCTCGCGTGTCCTCAGCCTCTTTATCAGCCAAGATCTCCAACAAGCTTTCGCGTTCAATTCTACGTTCTGCGGCAGCAGTGCGCTTCTGACGTTCTAGAAGCTTCACCTCAATGATATGAGCCACAACGTTAAACTGATCCTTAATCTTAGCCTCAGCAGCAGTGGATGTAGAGGTTAGCATACTTTCACCCTTGGTTTCATTAAACTCTTTACGGAGTCGAATCTGAACCGGGTCAAGCTGCTCTGGGGTCATTGTGAAGAGATCCTCTACTGAGGTCAAACCCTTCCCAGTCAAAACCCGCATTTTACCTCGAATTGCTTTTTCTATCATGATATTTCCTTATATTTTGATTATGATGTCTCTTGTGAATTTTCCTTTTACTCGTGCTACCACGGTGTTGGACACAGTTGATGAGAACCCCAATCCGTTTAGGGAATTCTCAGACTCCTGAACCACCATCTTACTTCCAAGTGCTTCGAACACACGTTTATGCTTGGTCAAGTCTTCCTTTAAGAACTCATTAAAGAATCCTCGAGGTGCTTCATCGCACTGACATCCCTTTAGAAAGAACATGTAATGCTTATTGCCTGCCTGGTTTGCTCCATCCCAGTAATTTGGGCTGAACATTACTGAAGATACTGGTACGAACGTGTTGGTGTTGAGTCCCCAGACCTTTTTCGAGTTCATGGACATAGACGAGTCAAGGGATGAGATAAACTCCACCCCATTAGCTTCACTGTATTCAATCTTAGCAACCACTACGTACTCGTTGCTCTTAAGCGCCTGACCATACGAGAATGACCAGATTTGACCCATGAACTCGATCTCAGCTGTGAACCCGCTCTTACCACCTCTCTTCGAGTAGCAGTTTACGAGGAAGGTATACGTCCCGTCTTTGATACTCTTCTGAGTAGGCCACGTGATGTTCTCAACTGCAACACCCTGTGGATTGATGATGTCTACGTCCAGGTTGCAGCTTGATTTGCTTCCCGGGTGTCCGAAGTAGATCTCTTGCCCTACTAGCTTTGAGCCCGTACAGTGGGCGTCGAGGTCGTCATGACAGTCGTCGTTATCGTTCCACTGGATTGAGAAGCGCAATGCTCCGTCTACGGAACCGCCAGCTGCCTTCACGTTCTGCTTCATGCTGTCCGCGACGTCACCGTCGTATGACCACGAGAAGTTGTTGTTCCATTTTAACATAGACGGAGCTTGTGCATTTTCAGGAGCTATTAAGCTGACAAGATTACCTTGATGTTTTCCCTCCACCAGCAACTCAATTGATTCAGTCGTAGGGAGTATGTCCTCAATGAAGGCCTCCATCGTAACCTCGTCTATTCTGGTTAGTTTCTTGGGATCCACAGGGATCGACTCCGCTAAACTAGAGAATGCATCTGACTTATTTGCTGTCCCGTCATCTCGATTAAGAAAGAGTACGTTACTTACATTAATGTCTTCAAGGGTCGCTTGACGACGTGCCAGTGAATCTTCGAATCCAAGATCCCTACACTCCTCCTGAGCTGCTTCCACCATTTTCTTGGTGAAGATCGCCTTGGGGCGTTTGTAGTTGGCGGGAGCCATAACAGCTTCGAACTTCCGAACTGCTGAATCAAGCTCAACCCCCTCAGAGAGGTCGATAAGCAATGTCCCTAGAGCCGTATTACGTATACGTCCCACCTTGCTGACTTTCGATTGTAGCCAACAAAAGTTATCTTGATCCTCTAGTGGAACTAGATCATACCCTTTCTTAGTCTCGCAGAATAATCTGACTGAAGCCTTATGTTCATCGCCTCGGTATAGAGCCCCTTGTGCGATTAATTCTAGAATCGTTTCTCCTGCCTCTAAAGTCAGCTCGTCCATGGAGCGCTTAAATACATTCTTTGTATCACGAGCTGTACCGACTATAGATGCAACTGAATCTTTCCCAGAACTAACCACATATGATTTTGGCAAAAGAAAATGCAGGTGATTCCACGTGGCAGTAGTTCCGTCCTCCAGCATCTGATGACTCTTGTCAACACCCAAGTGTGCTTCCGTGGACAAGAAGATGTCGGACACTGGGAGCGAGTGAATATACTCAGAAAGGGCGGTTGCAACTGTACTATACGGGCTATCAAACTCCCCGTCCCACACAGACACAATTTTGTTATCAACGATACTGACCATTCCACCAGCTCTGCAAATAAATGACTTACATGAATTGCAGTCATGCTCTGTTCTTTCCCTAAAGATCTCGTTAGACCAGGCAGGGAAACTATTCAAATATAATTCCCAAATTGCTTCTTTGTTAATACTAACTCGAAACAATACCCCGTCTTCAACCATTGAGTCACACTGCCTTTTAACAGCTTGCTTAAACCTCATAAAATCTGACATGTCTATTTCCTCTTACTTTAGTTTCTAATTTTTTATCACTCCCATCCAAAGTACTTACGGAACCTTGGACCTTCTGGGTCAATCCTGTCCTGATGCCTTTGTTTCCGGTTCTGCTTCTGCTTCATCCATTTCCGGCCGTGCTTCCCCGGTTTCTTCTCCGGGTTCTGATCCATCTCTTCCGGGGTCCCTATCGCCATGTTGACTCTCCATTTTAGCTTTCTCTAGTAGATATTCCATGATACTCCCAGCTAAGGCGTCTACTGGGCGTTTTGAGAGCATAACTTGCCCCCAGTTAACCTCTAGCCCATCTAAAGACCGTGAGCCCTCTACGAGCTCACACAGAGTCCACGCTGGAATTAGTAAATACTCTTGCGGCTTAGTAGGAGTAGCGAGTGGGAGTGAATGCTGGAAATGGGAGATAAGATCAAAACCCAATGTCACCAACTCAAACCCCACTCGGGGAGAAATGCACCACTGTTTACTGAACTTATCGTCTCTCTCATGTATGCTTAACAATTTTCTGCCTCCAATCTATTATACTCATCAAACTCCGTCCACATCCGGTCTATTTCAGCTAAGCTGTTGAACTCAGACTCGAACAGGGCAGATAAAAACTTACGACCACGTCTATTGATCTTTCCGTCCCAACCAACTCTTCTCCATGGCCAGATCCAGGTAATGTCATCTCCAAACTTATGGAAGGTGATACCTAGACGCATCCCACGCGCTCTTTGTTTTAGCCTTGTTATTGCTCTGCGAATTCTTATCATCATCGTGCCTTTATTCCTGGGTAAAGATCTACTACTGGATCGCTTTGCCAGAACTCTTCAGTTTCCTTGCAAAACACGGTTAAGGCCCCATCGTAACTAGCCCCGGTGTCTAGGAGCCACACATTGCTATGTTTCACGGGCTCGGTACCACCACCGATACGTAACTTAGTAGTTGGTGTGTGCCCACAATAAACATTCCTGTAAAACTCAACAACAGGAGACTCAATAGGGCCAGCCATAACTGCTTTAGCTATCATATTCCGATCCCATATAATATATTCTACATCGTTGTCTTCTGCTTTACTGTCTACCCGTATACCACCGTGAACTAAAAGATCATCACCTAGTTCGAGGTATGCAGCAGCCTTATCAAGATAATCACATACCAAGGCATGAGACGCAGCTGAATCAATAGACTCCCTGGTGACTCGTCCTCCTTGATCATCCCAGTCAATAAAATCCCAAAAGTTTAAACCCCACCCACCTCGACCCAAGTTCTGTTTCAGCCACGTATGGCACCACGAATCATGGTTTCCTAAAAGGTGTTTGTGATTTGGAAGTTTCTGTAAGTAGTCAACGCACTCAGTTACATCCGGCCACCCATCGCATACATCCCCTAAGGAGATCAAAAGATCTTCTTCAGGGTTGAATTTTGCGCGTTCCAGAACTTGAGTCAATGCACGAAATGACCCATGTATATCTGTTACTAACAGTGTTCTCATTTTTACCATTTGATTTTCAGTCTCCTAATTTCGGCTAGAGCAGAAACTCTAATTAGATACCCAACAGCAAGCCCGAAGGATATAGCTATTATGAACATTAAAAACGGAGCAATGCAATTAAGCGCGAATGTAATCATAAAAATCAATGATGACATTATAGCTGCTAACTCCCACATTTTAGACCTAGAAACCTTAGTGTCGTACTCGTTTAATGCTGCTGTTATTCCGTGACGCTCATATACTTTTTGAATACTAGCCATAAGATTTATAACTCCTGTTTTTCTATTTTCTCTACTCGTTCTGCCAAAATCAGGCCCAACTCCACAGGTGTGAAATTAACGGCTTCTGAGCTGACGTTTATGTGATAGTCTGATGCTGATCGGTTTTGGTGGATATGGGCGTGAACATTAAACTCCCATTTACCGTGTACGGGTATTAGTCTAGGGGCGTGTGAAAGCAGAACGTTTAAGTCTGGGAACATACGATCACTCGTGATCTTTTGGAATACATTCCAAAGTCTCTTATCCTTCCCGTTGTCATGGTTTCCTAGTACAAGTCGTTTCCTCCCATTAAGTTGCTCTAGCACATCTGTAGTCCCCGCATACACGTCACCCAAGTGGTAAACTATGTCTTGCTCTGAAACAACAGAGTTCCAGTTGTCTAACAACATTTTATCCATCTCTTTGATGCTGGAAAACCCTGGTCGAATCAACTTGCCCGAGCGATCCTTGTACTCCAAAATTCTGGAGTCTCCAAAGTGAGTACACCCAATTACGAAGATTTTTCTCATAACATACTTCCTATTCCAAGGAACATAACTGATTCCTTTCCATTAACTCTAACACCGATAACTCTGTCAGCTATGAACGCAACCTTAGTCACGGTACTCAAGTTTATCTTAGCTTCTTTAAGGCTGGTTATTGAGAGAGCTGCAAGCTTTTCCATGAATGCATCAGATGTAGTTTTAGTTGGCCCGAAGATATCAATACCTTCAGAGTTAATCTGACCGCCAAGACTACACAGTGTTTTATTGGAGAGATTCCTCTTCTTTACAACTTTCTTCTCAACCTTTACTGTAGCCTTAGCCCTCTTAACTTTAGGCTTAACAGGAGGACTTGTTTCAGCTATCTTTGTCTTTGGCGTGACTTTTCGTTTTTGCCTTTTCTGTATCGCCTTCGCCTTCTCCTCAGGGAGGTATCTTCTCGCCATATCCGCACTCCTTATAGTACCTCTAGATCTCTGTGTTTTATGTAATCTAGTATGTCGGGCAGAGGAACAATAGGTCGATCAAAGACCCGCATCAATTCGTCTGCGCTGCAATCCATACGTCCGTCAGAGATCACATCTAGGTTTCCGTGGCAGTGACCATGTAAATGCACCGCTCCATAAAATTTACTTGGCCATTCAAGAAGTGGATAGTGGCTGATAATAACAACCTGATTACCCTCTTGCAGCATCGCCATATCTCCGATTCTGTTTACACGTTGCAGCTTTTCCCTATTCAGGAACTTCATATCGTGGTTCCCGTCTATACACCAGAAGGTATTAACTTTAGCTACTCGCTCCATCGATTCCCGTAATAGTGCACAGCGCTTTTGATCACCACGGAACATGATGTCCCCGAGGCTTATGATGGTACGATTGTGATGAACCAATTCATTCTCTAGCTGATTGATCATATACTCATGGTGCATCTCTGGGCTATCAAATCCGCGCTTCTCCCAAATAAACTCTGCATCATGTCCGTAATGAAGATCTGAGAATATAACTGTATCGCTGAACTTAGGTCTAATTTTTATCACGGTTAAAACCTTTGTTGCTTTCTTTTCTAGTAATCATTCCGAAAATCCTCCAAAAGATCGTGTACGAATACTCCCATAGTGTAGGACCTCGCACGTAACTTTAGTTGAGTTAACGGCAGTTTGTCTGGTGATTTTTTACCAGACCCAATAAAATCATTAGTCGTTCTGTTTTCGTTCTTCTTGTATTCGACATCTAGTCGATCTTTGTAGAGCGTTTTATATCTATTAGTAGTTACGATCTTGTGAGAAATATTTCTCCAAAAGATCTTTACACCAGGGGCTACCCCGGGACTACCAAACAATCCAGCTTGCTCAATAAAGTCACTAGTGTCTGTAGCGTTCGACGCTAGAGCTAATGCACAATATTTTTGGATTGGAGACAACTTTAGTTGTTTGTTATTTACAAAGTCCCATCCAGGACTATTTACGAGTATATGAAAGTCTTCCCACTCACTTTCATTATTAATTACTCGTAATGCTTTTTCTAGTATATCTACTTCTCCTCGTCAGTATTAAACATAAAAAATGGGAACCCAAAAGAGGTTCCCTACATATGTTATTCCAATATATGAGCGGTAGTTAAGTAGAGGTGACTCCAGGTTGGTCCCACGTATTGAAAAGGTTTTTCTTAAGGTAGTTATAACTCGTGTTCTGTAGTTTACTATTAGGAGCGTTCCATTGTTGTCTAAAGCTGGTTTTAGCATCTTCCATGTTATCACCCCATCCTTTAGTATCAATAGCCCCTAGGATCTTTCTGTGTTTCTTATAGTCTGGACTAAACCATGCGGCTATATCAGATGCCAGATTGGTACCATCTCCTAGAATCCCGCCTTGCATCCTAACTTTATTATAAGTCCCTTGATTACCAAATAGCCTCTGCTCAGCCTGACTTCGAGCCACTCTATTTATTATACCACGCATCCAGCTCGTGTCTTGAAACTTAGTAACGAGATTCCTAAGGATTTCCCATTGACCACCAGATGCACCTTCAGATAGTCCAGTTTTGACGCTATCTTTTACATCCTGGACCACCCCAGATTCTTTAGTGATAGAGCTTTGGTACATTAGAATATTTCGCTTAGAGCAGAAGAGGCTCTACCTTTATCAGGAACAGGTAGAATAACATTCCGTGAACCCAAGAATTTACCTGGTTTTTGTTCTATAACAGAATCTTTATTTCCAGTTTGGAACTTAGTTGACTTAGGAGACTCACGCTCGAAAGAATTAAAAGCATTAATTAGCTTCTCATACTGGGCGTTCTCGGAGGTATCCTCGCCCATCTTTTTACCAAACCCGTAGAATGGCGGGATTAGACCGGCCCATATAGCCATAAGTATCGGGAGCAAAACCTTAGATGCCGAGTTACCATGGTTATCCTTCTCTGCGGCGAACTTCTTAATCTCGCCATCTTCCTGAGACCTATTGTCTGCTACCATTAAGCGGGAAAGCTGTCGTCTCAGATCCTGGTCTCTTTCATCCATCTTACGGTCTGATATTTTATCGGTAATATTGGTTATCCCGTGTTTGGTACCTTTGTACGCTAGCATAGCTGCGATCACAGCACCCGGTACGGCTAGCTCTCCACGTTTCCACGGGGAGTACTGATTGTTAGTTAAATCTACGGGGCTATTAGACTCTAGATAGCTACCGATACTCTCTAGGAACCCAGGACCATCAGACGATGCTGCCTTGTCGAGGTCCCTGTGTTGCTTACGGCGCTTATTTGCGTAGGGTAGTGTCAGTGCAGCGGCAGTAACTCCACCAGCCTGAAGGGCGTGTCCAAGCATTCTAGAATAAGACATCCCCATACCTGCCTTACCGTCAGATGGATCGGAGAAATGAGATGCCCCAATCATATTACGGATCTTCTCAATAATAGCTAATTTTTTATTAGGATCCAGTTTGCTCAAAGCTCTCTTAAGTCCGCCTTCATCACTGATAAGACCTCTAATGGATTCACTGACATCACTACCAACAGTTTTATCTACTAAACCCTTTGATACTCCGCCTAACCATTTAGCTACTTGATGAGGAAGGTATTTATCGCCTGATCCAAAAATATCTGCGTTGTTCATCCTGCTCTTAAACCAGTCGCGGGTTTCCTCTCCTCCAGGTTTGAAGAAAGCTGAACCTACTAAATCTTCAAACTTCGAAGGTAGATAGTTTATTACCGGATTATCTAGAACTCCTGAATCTTTTTCCATTACTTTTCCTCTTGAACTAAAGCGTATTTACGCCATTCTGCGTAAGCTCTCATCGATAGACTAGCCTCATCCCAGTGTCTGGAAAGGAAAACTATTTCGAGCTTCTTGTTTGCGGCACCATCCAACAATTTGGTGTAATCTTTTAAATCTTCTTCGTCACTTAGATCGAAGGTACGTACTGTTACCCCCGTACTAGTTAAAACTAAAGCACTCTCATCTTTACGCAAAAGAGGATTAGAGACACTCTGTTCTTCGAGTTGGACGCTGGACATAAAAGTTTGAGGCTTTATATATTTATCTTTAGCGACCGTCATTTTATACTGCCTGTATTGAATCTATTGCTTCTTGTATCATTGCTAGTTTCTTTTCTCTTGCAGCAAAATCCTTATCCTTGGATAGCTTGCTTTTAGCTTGAGCTTGTAGATGACCTACGTATGCAGCTAGAGCTGGAACGCCAATAAACGTACCTCCTACTACTAGCGGAAGTAGCCCCTTTGGAAGTATCCCCTGTACACCTGCTGATTTTATTTCCATATTCCAGATCCTCTTAACATTCCTGCTAGTGCTCCAACATTCTGCACTTTATTCATAGTACTCTTACTTAATCCGCCGAACACTCCACCCAAGACTGTGCCTAAATACTTAGCTGTTACTCCGCCTAACCCGGCACCAACGGCACCCCTAACAATATCATTGGTAGTAATAGACCCTCTCAATGAATTAGTAGAAGAAGAAGCACCACCATACAACATACGAATAGTATCGCTTTTCTGCAAAGGGGTCAAGAATGGATCACCCATTATGCGACTTGTAGAGTCTCCAATATTAACAAATTGTCCATAACGAGATACCTTAAACATACCCACCTCCGCTATGAGCCAAAGCCTTTTCATCTGCTTTAGCATTATCCATTTTTTTAATCAATGGATGGCGTGCTTTGTTTTGAAAGTAATTAATTGGAGCAAGGTCACTGTAGTCTAGACTATCAGGCTTCTTATAACCTGATGGGAGTGTTCCAGCCCCCTGTACAGATCGTAGATACTTTTTAATATACCCTGGGCTATTCTCTTGATATTTAAGTTGGCTTGTTGGTAACAAAAGTCCCTTTGAAAAACCGTACCGTCCAATATTTTTAGCTACTCCGGTATTAGACAAAGCTCCGAATATGAAAGGAGAAGCAGCACCAACCAAACCCATGAGTGCCGGATTAACTCCGTACCCTTGTTTCTTAGCCATCCCTCCGGCCAAAGCCAATCCTCCACCGGCTAAGAGACTTATCCCTAGCTCTTTCAAGATAGGGTACTCTCTAAGGAGAGACTGCATTTTACTCATTGTAGATTCAGTGACTGGTTGATTCATTAAACGGGTCCTCCTCCTGCAAGCTGCTGTGTGGCTTGACTTTTAACTTGTCCTCTAATTTGTTCCATTTTAGCTTTAACCAATGCATGAAGTTCTTGATCGCTTTCACGTAGATTCTTCATTTCAGTCATTCTCGGACCATGTGGCATAGATACCAATTGCTGGGCCAGCTGATCAACTTGTTGAGCACGCTCAGTAACAGATCCAGACGGGCCTATATTCAGGGCTGACTGGGGTCCTGCAACAGGCCCACCAGCTGCTCCAGCAGCCATACTAGGATCACCTACAGCTCCCGCAGGCATCATACCTTGTCCGGCCAGCATACCTTGTACCTGCATTTGCTCATCAGTTTCCTTTTGAAAATCAGCTTGTGCTTCTTGTTCGGCCCGCATTTCATTAATAATCTGCTCCTGTTCTTCTTGAGGATCGATTCCCCAAGTACCAAAAGCAGTTCTCTTTGATACCATGTTCGATGAGGCTAATTGTAATAGAAGCTGTCTTCGTTCCAAGTCATCCGCTAGTGTTACTTTTTTAAATCCAATTGAGGTCGGCGTTTCCCAGTTCATGTACTTCGTAGTGGACTGAACTACAAACTTTAGCCACCCATTAAGAAAACTGGTTATCTCCGGCCATGACTGTTGCAAAACTCTAAGAGCCATAGGAGCAGCTTGCAAAGATATAGAACCCCTGTATAGCTCTGGAGCGATTCCAATACCGGATAAGAGTTCATCGATACCTTGCATGATGAGCTCTGGAGTAGCCATTGTACCTTCGCCGCTAATAGCCTGATAGTTCATAGGTATCGGGGAGAAGTTCCAAGATGTAGGGTTTTCTCTATGCCTGGCAACCATGTTGGCTACGGAGCTATTAACTAACTCGCTATCAACCGATGCCATCCATGGACCCTGGTTGTCTGTAGGCTGAGATGAAGGAGACAGCAGTCGAAATGGGACCATGTAGTCCTGTGCTAACGAAGAGTTAGCTTTCTTAAGTGTCTGTACATAAAATGCTTGAGAGAAATTAGACATGATTTTAGGCATACCATATCCCTGTAGATTAACAGAAGCTAGTGTATCCTCGGCAGCATAATGTACGAAATCATTGTTGAATAGGAAAAGTTTATCCTCAGCAATAGTAGACAGGAACTCCAACGGTAAGTCCTTCACTATGAATTGGTCTCCTGCCTTAACTTTCTGTCTGAGGTCCACGGGTATATCCCAGTAGACATCGGCGCGTCCGGAGTACGGGTGATAGCGTACAGATATGTCGTAAGGGGACCAACGTTGCATTGTGATTCGGTCTTTATCAAAAGACTTGCGGTCAACAACTTTCATCTTTCCTTTAAACCCACACTGACATGCAGCTACAAAATCAGAACCACCTTCGAAGGACCAAGACATATTATCTATGTATCGTTCTGAGTGGCATTTTGGGCATCTAAGGAATCTATTAAACGGGAATATCATAGAGCTAGCGGTCATCCCACAGGAAATCAAATCATCACCAACAGCAGCAGCATTGCGTGTTACATTGAATGTTGATGTTAGATACTCCTGTAAGTCCTTACGTTGCTCTTCAGCTTGAGTAAACTCAGGCTCGGTTATGAAGTACCTAATGATACGTTCAGCCGCGGAACGATAGACTCCGTGCTTTAACCAGAACATGGTGCATAAATCCAAGGTCTCTTTTAGAGAATTTGGCAGCATAGCACTTCCAATATCTAAAAAAGGGGACGGGTATTCCCCCTCCTTATTGGAGAGGCCCGCAGAAATTCCATTCTTAAAAATCGTATCAGTTACTGCGGCCATTAGAATCCTTTTTTTCTTTTAGTTTCAAGCAGTCGCCACATAGGGCTTCCTTGTTCCTAATCTTAACAGAAGCTGCTCCGCATATTACACACGGAGTCAGCCCTGGTTTAATTTTTCCTATTTTTATCACAGAATCAATAATAGCGTCTGTTCAATAATAAGGCAACCTATTTTAGCCTTCGCTATCATCGGTTAAAATGAACACGTAGTACTGTAGCTCAGACTTAAAGCTTTGATTACCGTAAAAAGCATTATACGAGTCGCCTTCGATAACTATCTCGTACATACCTCCTGGTAGGATCATTGGGTTCTCATTAGAGGTTCCGATAGCCAGTGTAGATACAGTGTTAACGGGCGGTGAGACTATCGCAGTATCCCAGCCTGCAGAAAACAAGAACCCGGAGTCATGCTTGAGAGAGACATTAACTAACTCAGAAGCATTGTTTGAGGGTTTCTGTACAGGGGGTTGAGCGGACCTAGGACGGCCAATTGAGGCCCCTACGCTATCAACCTCTTCAGCTTCCTCTGGGCTTAACTGTTGTTGAGGAATAACAGGAGTAGGCGTAACAGCAGGAGTCGAAGCCTCCAAGTCAACATGGACAATTGACTCATTAGGTCCAGCTGTCACTGTGTTGACTGTCATTTTATGTTGTTCACCATCTTGTCTAGGTGACTCCCTGGACCCTGAAACACTTGGAAGAGTCAACATACTACCGTCTTCCTCATACCCCCCACGTACTACTTTTACACCCCCGCCTACATCAACAGCGCCACTCGGTATTGCCTCACTCATTTTACATCTTTCTGGTTGTAACGACGCTTTCTATACTTTGGGGTTTTGTGCATAACAGTGGCGTCGTTAAACTCTTTGTCGCATTCTTCTGATCCGGAGATAGTCAGTATCGATAAAGGACATTCTTCTCCGTCCTGCACCTCACCGAAGGAGTCTGACGTTGGAACTTCCACTACGACCTCCCCATCGGCATCCTCGAACGTCTTTGATCCTCCACGGACCACAAACGTATCGTCTCCAATATCTTCTGCATCTTTTGGTATATCATCTTTATTCATTTTGATTGTCCCTCTTTGTAAGTAACTCATCCACGAGTTCTCGGTATGCTACAGCCTCCTCATAGGATTTATAGCACTCTTTTGTAAACTCTTTTATTGGTTGTTTTCGTACCGGAGTTAGCTTACATTCCTCAGGTACCCATGTTTTCTTGAATAGGTCTTTAGGTTTCACCTTTTGAATAAACACACCTTGAGTGTTAAACACCCATGCGGATTTTATTCCAAAAGTGATACCAGACGTATTATTCTTTCCACTGTTAAAGTCCCCCTTAACGTCAATGTACAGTGGATTATCACCATCAATAAGAAATACGTCAGGGTAATAATGTAGCATCTCTGGTGCGAACTGTATCACGTAGTCTGGGGTGTATACGTACCGCCCAACCTTATTCACCTCACGGCTGGTTAGTGTTATAAATGGATAACGTTTTAAGAACTTATACTTTTTACGGATCATTGGAACGGCTTCACACAGTTCAAATGTTCTCGGTTGGTAATAAAATTCCTCAACTAGACCAGCGTTAATGGCTTCAATAAGCCACTTATAAACCGAGATCTCTTCGTTCGAGTCGAACTCAATTCCGTTATATTCCTTTATTTGCTTTTTCTTCAATTTAGTTATTGCTTTTCCTTTTCTGGCATGATAACGTGCCGACTTCAATCACATTAACGAAAGAGAAAATAATGAATGAAGAAACCATACTACCATTGTTAATCCAAGAACTATCTGCTGAATCAGAGATTCCAATTCAAGAGATACACCGACAATCAAATCTTGAGAAAGATCTTGGGTTATCGGATGAATCTCTTGAGTTTATGTTAGTCTCGCTTCAAGATATTATCCCTGGAGATTTTGATCTCAGTTCAATCCACCTCGTCGAGGAGTGCGGGACCGTTGAGGGGATCTTGGATGCCATCGTAGACCTCATACTCTCTTAGTCCTGGAGGCATACCGGCATAAAGGCCGTAACCTACTACAGCAACGGCTGTCTTAACTGCACCTAGGGTCGTAACTATGCGGCCCTCTTTTGCGTCATAGGCCTGTTTTAACTTAGCCTTCCGATTAATGCATGTACCCGTTATGGCATCAATGCACTTTTTAATGTGATTACTCATACTATAGTCTTTCTATTAGCTTTGTGGATCTCTAGTCTTCTTTTATTAACTTCTTTCATTCTAAAGTCAACGAACTCACCGTTACGGCGCATAATCTCCTGTTGAGATCTTGCCTCAGCAGCAGCGCCCATAAGCATATCGTAAAGCTCTTTTACTTGACGGTGACTTATAATGTTTTCTAGTCTCAAATGGCCAATAGCCTCGGCCCTATCAAGAGCTTCATCTACAGTCATTGAATTTGCTCTAGTAACATTGTTTTCTCTCAACGTTATGAGTACTTCTCCGTTATAAGCCTCAACGGAGTGTATCAAAGAGAAGAAATCAACTGACACTTTCTTGTATCTCCGATTGAGCTTTAACAACCGCCCTCAATCTACTTTTTAGAGCAATGGATGTCGGTTTAGTAACAAACCCTAACTCCCCTGTCTTAAAGTTGATTTGTGGTTGGAGTTCACCGCGTAACGTGAAAGGAAGAAAAATGCGTACACGCATTAAGTTATCATCACTCTCACCGATCTTTAGTTTTCGAACTGGATCCTGGATCATTGCATCTTGATAAGTAATACCAAAAAGTTTTCCATCTCTGCTTAGAGCCTGAGAGCACATAAAGTCTGTTAGGTTCTCAAGGTACTCTTTTCCGACTGCATGAAATGAATCATTCCATGTACCCACAACTGTATTACCATGTAGTACATCAAGACCCTTGGCAAACTGTGGAGTTTTAATCGTAAGGAACTGTATGTCTTCTACTTCACCAGCGTACTGGTCAAGGAAGGAGTAGGGGACCTGTATGGTTACATACACAGGACCCATCATGAAGAAAGCTACGTCAGGGATGTCCTTGACGCAACTAACTTCAAATACCTCGTCTGTATCTGCGGCTTTAAGTTGGAGATCTTCCGTTTGGAAAATTCTACCCTCCCTATAGTCCTTGCAAAGTTTTAAGGTATCCTTCTCAAAAGACAGCATCTCGGCAACAAACTGCTCGGGGTTAACTGTCTCCTTAGACATTACACGCTCTCCGGGTCTGTTCCGTCTTCGGGAGTATCTTCACCAGGCTGTTCGTTGTCTTCAGGATTTCTGTCCTTAGACTCTTCTTTGCTTGTGACGGAAGCAGCTGCTTCGAGTCCCAATTTTGCGAAGTGAGTCATGATAATCTGGAGTACATTAAAGATACGATATTTTATGTTTTCCAGGTTGAACTGTCCTTGAGCCTCTAGCATGTCACCAACGGTCTTCTGAGCTTCCTCTAAAGAATCCGGTGCCTCTAGGGCAATATGCTGCAAAGCATAACTACGAAGCATCTCAGACGTCATAAGAGTATCCAGCATAGCCATCCCGAAGGGGGACAGCTCAATACCATCTATTTTGTTAAGATCAGCGATTACTTCTTTTTTTGCACCCACAGTATTTCCTTGTGAGTCTACTAATTGTTGTACCATATGTTATTTTTCCTCTTGTTGTTGTTGTTCAATTTTGTTTTCTTGTTCTTCTGTCGGCCAGTATGAAATCCATCTAGCACTACGGTGAGCGAAATCACCTGTGTTGCAAAAGTCGATCACCCAACATGACTCCATCCACCTTGTTTGATGGGTTTTAGAGTACGGACCGCCTAGCGGCAGACGTATTGGGAATATAGCAAATAGTTTCCTATACTTTTCGTCACCGCGAACCGCTGGAACTTCAGCAGGTGGAGATTTTCTCACTTTTCCTCTCATACACTTTACTCACTTTCTATATTCTTAATACTGTCAGACTCGTGATACAGCCGAATAGCGGCCTCTTCCTGGCGAGGAGCACTAAAGCTTTTGATCTTCTTTAGGTACCCAATTATACGAGTAGCGTGGCTAATATCTTCAGATCCACATTTGAGACATTTAGTCTGCTTGGAGAACTCAACGTGGCCACAGTCAGGATTTTCACAACATGTTCGTAGTACGTTGGTTGTAAAGTATTCACACCCTGAATGAATAGCCAAATTAATAAGAGCTATATACCCTTCTTTAGTGGGATGCTCATCTAAGTTTAAATGCAGAGCCTGTCCACCATCGAAGTTTTTAATAAACTCTGACCCATGAAGCATAAATTTGTCCACAATAGAGATCTTTGGATCCTCGACCGGGAACATATATGAGTTATAGCAATCACGAGGAACTCGAAGCCCATCCTGTTTATCCCATCTGGCATTCTTTTTAGCGAGACTTTCAGCTGGAACTTGCTCAGTATTAAATTTGTATCCATACTCTTTTTTGGCTGCTTTATTAGCCTCGGAGATGGTCACCAATACTTTGTTAACGAACTCTAGATACTCTCCGTCCGGGGTAATAGGGATCCCTTGAGACTCTGCGGCCTCTACAATACCATTTACTCCAATAGTGAGAAACTGCTTATCCATATCAACGAACCCTGCATCGTAGAATGGGTATAGTCCGGAGTCTCTAAATCTCTCAAAGATATGTCGATGGGCCACTTGGTATTTGTGAACACGATCAACAATGCTTTTAAGATTCTTTCCCTCTTGGACTATTCTACTTATATTCAGGGTTATCACGTTTAACGACCCAGTGGACACCCCACCAGCACCTAGAGAATATGAGAACTCATTAGGTTCATCTTCGTCCTCTAACAAAGAGTTTTTAAGACGGCAGCAACTTGAGAGGCTATCTACACTCTTGCTGAGATACATGAACATGAGACTACCCTTACTCAAGTCATCAGCAATCATGTCAACAAACTCCGGGTCTTTTGGACTAATACCGTCATGCAGGATTGTAGCGGTCTTGACAGGGAACGTGAGTACTGACTTAGTATTCTCTTCCCGAATCATATCAAGAGCATACTCTTGAAGTTTGTTGTAGGACTTCCAATTTGGTTTAATCTCCGGGATTGACGGGTAATACATGGCACCATACAGAGCGTCGAAATAAGACCTATCAAAGATACTGATGTTCGTGAAACAGCTTTGGGCGTTTCTTGATCCAGCAGGCTCATTAATTGTGTACAGAAATGTTTCTAAGCTTTGTTTAATATCCTCTAGATTAGTCTCTAGATAATTATCACCGTAGTCATGTCTAGCAAAAGCATCGAAATGAATTAAAGCCCCAGGGATTCCTACAGCACCAGCTACCTGGCTGCTAACCATAAACACAGTGTTAAGCAATTGCCCGACATATGCTTGAAGGTGCTTCGGTGGTCCACTCTTACCTCCAAGAGCCTTGGTTCCTTTTTCTAACATTGGAAACAGACTTATAGCCGCACAATTATGAACCCACAACCCGTTACATACAAAGGTACTAGACTCGGTTGTTATATCGTAAATGTAATCCATGGAATCCACAACATTACCCGACGTAATAGGCTTAACAGAGTCTATTGAGCACCACCCGCTTGTATACTTTATATAAGCATCCTTTTCAATCATGTGCTTAGCCTTAAAGGAGTGCGGTAACTCTGGGCACCCAGGGCGTTTGTTAAAACATATTCCCCAGATGTCGTAGTTTGTGGTGTACTCGGTGTTGTTCCCAAAAGGCAACGATTGGTGCTGATTTCCTCCGGTGTATCCAAAGTGGTGCAACAGGGTCGTGAGTTGGGTTATAGCTCCTCTTGAGGAAAGTCTGATATTACCAGACCCGTTGTTTATGTTTCCATCACTGTCCAGAAGACCGGAGATTACCCCCAGGGCAAACCCTTCGGTGAATTGGGTTATGTTTACGGGAAGAGTTTTGTTACTGGACCCATGCGATATACCTAAGACTTGACTCATAAACCGAACCAACTCGTGAGAATTGATCCGAAGTCTGGTGCAGTCCGTCACGTGACTCCCAGACGGCTTTACGTCTAACACCGAATGCAGTCCGAATTCCCTGTATGCGATATCTGCCAATTCCTTCAAAGGCTGGGTATCTTTCTGGGTAAAACATAATTCAGAGGATAAGCCCTCTCCGTCCGGGGACATGTGGTAATTTCCGTCTCCAATAAAGAATCCAACAAAATATCCTACACTAGAGTTAAGATTAATGTGTTTCCTAAACGGCTTAAAGCTACCGCCCTCTATTGTCTGCGTTAAGTAATAAGAATCAAACTCTTGGATCGGGTTTGACGCAGACTGATACATATTGATAGATTCTTGTCCATTAAACTCCAACTCCGAACCAACCCTTAATTGATTCCCCTCAGCGCAATCAGCCGCTACCGTAGTGTCCTCCTTATCCTCACTCATTATCATAGGGTGATTATCTGTGACAATTATATCCTCACCGAATGTTGTCTTGACTCGCACCATGTCACGGTGACGGCGCTTCCTTACAAGCCTAGTTATATTAGTAGTACCGTCCTTATCTTTTATACTCATATCAATTGGATACTTACAATACACCTCATCGTCGATATTGTCTAATTCCTCGAACTCGGAGCACAAGGAATAAAGGCTTTCAAATGGACACAGATAATTCACTCCTTTATAAGAGACTGAAATAGTCTCAAACGGACTGTAGGTATATGACGTAGCAAGACTTGTTTCATCATTGATATAGATCGCATGATCCTCAATGTCTCGTATGTATTGTTTAGCCAGTCTACGACCCTGATCTGGACCAAAGGACTTAACTAATTGTTCTTGTAGTAAAGCTCGGTTTATCTGAATATCTTCACTTTTATGGGCCTCACCTTTCAATGACGCAATAGTCTTTTGTTCTTGGTTAGCGTTTGGATCCACTAAAGCACCAGTTGCCGCATTGTCTGCATCGACATAATTGTCTATTGCATCCAAGTGAAAGCAAGTTTGATCCTTCGTTAGTTCCATCATAGTAATCGATTTTTTACGCATTGTGCTCCTGTTAGTTGCTGTCTTTTAGTAATACGGATCTAGCGTGAGTACCAAACTCGCCTTTTGGCTTTATTTCCGTTGTGACTTTCTAAATAGGTGATTCAGGTTCTCACCTGTATTCACATTAATAAATATTTGGTTGGTTTTTTCAGAGTCCAACGCGCCGAGCTCTTCTCGGTAATCTCCCGTTTTTAAATAATCAAGCTGTCCTTTGCAATCACAGGTATCAAGTCCAGTATAGAGGCAAGTTTTAAAACCTTTAGCTATAGCAACACTTAAAAAGTCCGTTAGGTCAGAACACCAGTCCCCACCAAGAAAAGTTACACAAGTAACCATCCCGACTAAAGGGCTTAATATATCATCAAACTGTTGAAGGCTCATCTCTGGTCCTTCGGTGTCCAATTTTGCCCAAGAACATCCTGGGCAGTTATTAGGGCACCCAGATACGCCTAATGTTAACGATACCTCTCCGGGTACCTCAATTAGCGTAATCTGTTTCTCAAAAATCCTCATTAAATCTCCAAAATGCAAGTGTTAAATATTACATTTTGTGTTTTCCATTTCAAGGATAATTTTTAGTACAAATTACATAACAGCCGTAAAATACTGCTGGGGAGTACGTTACGGCTGAAACGAATTTTTGTATTCAGTGTAGCATTATTGCCACATAATTTTCTGGTATTCTAGTGAAGAAGTCTCTAAACGTAGAGGATTTATCCATCTATCGTGTTCTTTAGTGACACAACAGTCCCCAAGAGATAGGGTAAAAGGGCGTACAGCCCTGCTACATGTTCTTTGTCCTTCAACCCCAAATGGGCAAAAGGCGCAATCATCAGTTGACCCACAGAACTCTTCAATCTCACGAGGTTTTCTTGTGTCTTCTAATTTTTTATTTCTACTCTTAAGGGTTCCGCTCGTACCAATATCCGCCATTTTGGAGTACCCATCTTCCTCAATCATGTTAACAAACATAAAGCATCCAACTAAGTGAGATGGATGTATTCGTTCATAACTAGGTGCCCAAGTCCCCATTATACCTGCTGTTTTAGCCAGCCTATTTATTTGCTGTAAAGTACGAAGGGAAGTAGCGTATGTCTTGGTGGAGCTAGATAAAGGACCTGTGAGAAACTGTACTAATAGAGTAAAGCTTTCACAATCATCTTCGTAAGGGTACACTTCTACGGCCTTAGCTAGACAGTATCCTCCTGTAGTATTATTAAGAGGAAAGTACAGAGGACGTCCTAGTGACATATCATGAATTCCACCAGATAACCTAGCAATAACGTTTAAGGCCCAGGATTCGCTGCGTCTTCCCCTTCCAACCGTAAGATTCTCTAGAGACCGGTAAAGCGTGTCTCTAAATAACTGAGATTCTATTGCCCTCTTCGGGAAGAGGCCTAGAGCCCTGCTGAAGAGCATTCTTACCTCTGAGATGGGTCTTGACCCGTCTAAGGATAGAAGTGTCTCCAGGAGGGCCTCAGAGAGCTTAACTCGCGTTGAGTATATTTCGCTGATCTTCGCGGGTAATTTTAGTCCCTCTTCGAACATTTATTCAGTTGGTTCCGTGCTACTGGGAGTAGAGACGCTAAATCCACTATCAGCTTTATTCGCATCTTCTGACCCACAAACTTTCTTAACGTTAATCAACGTAGACTTCTTTGCATTACGATCAACTATTGTTGTGGTAGCAGAAAGTGCCTCCATAGACTCGTCCTCTAGCAGGACGCGCTGCATCTCTTTCGGGATGTTAGGGTCTATTACGGTTACCCCATCGTCACCAAGAACAGGTTTGCCCCGAGTGTCATTGGTTATTTTAGTCACATTCATTGGATTTTCCTTTTACGTTTTCTTTCATGATACCTCTTACCTGATGTGCCACGTCAAGTAACGCTTCTTCGGTTACTTCTGGAGACAGGTGAACACCGCTAATCCATTTGAACTTTACAGTCTTACCATCATCGGTTTTCTCTTCTTCCTCTTCAGTGCAAATAACGTACATAAAGTCTGAAAGGGCAATGGTATCTCTACCAAACCTCTCATCAACCAGCTGTTCGTTTTTTGCATCCGTGATATAGGATAGATACCTATTACCGATAGGCAACTTCTCAGATGTCGTACTCCTTACTAGCAGTGTGTCACGGTCAGGATGGATTCGATCCACCGACAACCCCAACATTCTGAACTCCCTACGGAGAGGGCAGCTTTCTTCCTCTGCGCTCTTTTTCCTGTACCCATATCCCTCACCTAGGAAATACGTACCCGGAATATTACATCTCATCGTGTACGCGTAGTCCTCCGGGTCCGGACATTCTTCCAAACTATAGTATACAACAAAGTGTCGTCCTACCGAGTCAGTGTCCCTTAGGGTCAATGTCATCCCAAGGGAATTCTCCTTCCCAGGGAACACATCATTTGTGGAGAACTCCCATCCGTCTACGTATACTCCTCCTAGGCCCTCTTTTATAAGAACCTTGATCCATTTATCGTGCATTCTACTGTCCTGCAATTGGAGCGAGAAGGCTACGACGTTTTTCCTTTGTCACAATATTATTGCGACCACGGGAAAATGCACCACACTTAGTACAACGATACATTGGGAATTTACTCACGTTCGTAGGGAACGTTCTGTCTTCAACCAGTTCTGCACTACCACACTTGCTACAAGCCATTACTTCCTCATCTTGGTAAATACCAACATTTGGATGGTTCTTCATGTAGGGGAGAAGCCTTATGTAAACTTTCTCCAAGAGGACAACATCCTGAGTGTTATACCCTCTCATTTTCTCCCATGCTTCTAGATCCCCGGCCATGCAATCCTTCCATAGCTGGAATCCACCGGTATCGGCTTTCTCTCCGAGTCCGAGGTATACTCCCAAGTCGCCAAGGGCGTTTGACGTAAACATAAAGCTCTTACGGGCCTCAAGCAACGTGTCTACGATCTTGTACGGGGACGGAGGCAGCATTCCATGAATAGCGAATCGTGCGTTAACCTTACGGCGGTCAAACTTTTTACAGTTATGCGCGATTAAGATGTCACATTCGTCTAGCAAGGACCACAGCTCCTCTAGGAGAATACGGTCATTCTTAGGATTTATTGAGTACTCTTCGTAATCAGTTAGCGTCTTGGTTGTGATATCTTTTTCACCAAACCATTTTGCTGACCAACTCATGATGTACCAGTCATCTTTAATAAAGGCCGTGCTGTTCACGTCCTTCCATAGCTGCCAGATATACGCTTCACTAGGGGCATTCTCAATATCGAATAATAGTATTCGAGGTCCGCTTTGTGTTTTAAATGCAATTCTATCGTGTAGAGCGGCGCTGCGTTTAATGGTATCTGGCTTAACGCCTTCAACCTTTGCAGCCATGTCTACGCCTAAGTCTCTAAGTAATTTATATCTGCGCTCTTGTGTTTCCATTGTCATATGTTCTTTCTATTAACATTTTATGATTTCTCCCGTAGGAGTAACGTGATGATTCCAACCCAATGAGCCAATAGGCTCTAGGAAACACACGTTTTATTGTTCTTCATTTTACTGCTGAAGCAGGCAGAGTCTTGATGTATGAGTAGACTAATCTATTTTTGTTTACTTTTGTTTACTCTGTATTTTTGTCCTTGTTTATAGTTACTAAATGGAGCTTCAGCTCTAGTCAGAGGTTTCAGTCTTATGGTCGCCAATCAAATAGGGATCACACATATTACCTACCACTCTTTTCAGGGCTTCAACTTTGTTTCTTGAGATTTTCAATTGGTTCAGATAGTCGACTTGGGGTCCTTCATCATCAGCACCCATTATAGCAGCAATGTGCAACGTCATGTCACCCTCTACTAAGTCTGTCATTTTGTCTAATGTACTGTTGAGCTTCTTTACCGTCTTAAACGGCCCAGCTCCACCACGAGACTCTTTTCTATCTTCAACTGGGTGTAGTTCCTTAACCATATCCGGGATCTGTGCAGAGCCTGACGCCCCGGACTCAATCTCATCAATTATCTCAGTTCTCTCATCATCACTAACGTCACTGATACACATAGGAAGCGCCTTAGATACAGGGACCCCTAGGGTTTTAAGCTTAGTTAGTTGAGTGGCTGTGATGGCTTCTCGAAACGTTAACATCTTACGTAAGGTTGAGTCAGAGTAGTCTAGGTATCCACCGGACACACTGAGAACAGCTTCTGAGAGATTAGAAAGAATCTTAGATAGACTCAGTGTATCATCAACCTCTTGTTGGTCGTTTACAAAGTCGTGCAGCATTTCTCCTACAGTCCAATATGTATCCAACACGTTATTCTGGGCCTTAGCCAGTCTCTCACACAGATCTTTAATAGCATCCAGATAATTTTGGTCATCTGTGGGTGCTAGAGTCAGATCAAAAACAGGTACTTCAATAGCTTCTTTTTTCATAAATAATTCTCCAAATTTACATTTTTACTACAGGGTTCTAAAACAAGCATGACACCATACAAGACAGACAATGCTTAAAATTATATACATCCCTACTCGTATAACGTGATAAAAGTTTAAAGCAAACTCAATCATCGAACTCGTGCCACATACTGTCTAAGAAGTCATCAAGCCGCATAATAGTTAGTCCAGAACAATCTTTATTTTGAACTCGCGCAGTAAATCGTCCTGCGCTGAAATACCCGTCATTTGATTCTTCTGGCAGTATTATATACAGGGCGGTTGTGGACGGAATAGAGAAAATAAACATCCAGTCATCAGATTGGTCTCCGGCTAGGAATTTATTAAATGCAGTACACACCGAAGTTTTTTTAAACGCGTTGAGTAATGACCCTAACTGCATAGGCCGTGTCTCTTTATACCCACCAATTCGAGTCCCAATATATTCTAGGTTACCTAGCTGCTCCAATGTCTCTACATGCTTAGTCTTATTAAAGTCCTCGTTAAAGGCCTTCTTGTACTTAGGGAGTACAAACTTAATGACTTTTCTTTCAAACAACTCTTGATCAGCATTTTGAACTGCCATATCACATCATATCCTCTCGTCGGTCACCGACAATACACTTTACCATTTCGTCCACCTTCCAAGCCAACTCATCTAATGATCCACTGTTATCAATCGTGTAGTCCCAGTTACCTACTGATACTAACTCATTTTCACTTATATGTGTATCAGAGGAGTTCTCTGGCCCTCTTAGAACTAGGGCACAAAATCCACCAAGACCTTTAATCTTGTACATCTCGTTAATGAACCTCATGTCAGAGATCACCAAGCGGTCTGGTATTTCCGAATTAAACATGGCGTTGACCCAGAACTTATTGTCATAGGCCCTGATTATGTCAGTCCCCAAGTGTTGGAGTAGGTTACGGAATTTACCGTCAGCATCAGTCTCCAAAAGCCACTCCTGAGGAACTCCTAAATCACAGTATGCCAGATTCCGTTCAATTCCGAATCCCAAATTTCCGTATTTAGTGTACCAGTCCTGTAGACTGTGTGCGTGTACTGGTAACGTTGATATAGACGACATTCGTGTTACGAGAATCTCAGACAACTCCTTAAGTGGTGCTGCAAAGCTTTTCTTAACAAACCCATGACGAGCCACCAACATATCAGCAACAGTGTCTTTACCGGTTCTTTTTCTGAACCCTAAACCTAATACTATTTTTTTATCCATCATAGAATTGGACCCCTCAAAGATGTAGCCGTGATTATTAAATTGGCTTGATGAAATGCATCAGACAAAGCTGAATGCTTAACTCCAGAGAATGAAACCTCATCCTTTAGTTTACGCCCAGTAGTCTCCTCAAGCTCTCCGAGGAGAGTACGAAGACACCGATCATTCCAAAACTTCCAAGGTAGCACTATACCGACCTGGTCAAAAGCATCCGCCAGCATTGCATTATCAAAACTAGCACCGTTACCCCATACCCTAACCTGATTCAGATTACAGTTGGACTGTATAAAGTCCCTAAGTTTTGTGAGAGCAGTATAGAGACAAATAGACTCCTTTGCTCCTTCAGTAAGTGCTTTTCTAGCATCTTGACTCTGAGACAACCACCACCTTAAAGTGGATCCATTCATTTCTCTACCGGATTTTACTTGATCATCAAAGTCTATGAAAACCTCAAATGTCTCACAGCCGCCACCCTCTAGGTTACACCTATTGAATGCTACGGCACCAATTGAGGCTATAACCGATCTAGGGATCTTTCCGAACGTTTCTAGGTCCAAACTAATGTCTGTGTAATTTTTATTAATCATTCCTTACCCTATTTATAAGCTCAGCTACTTGTGTTTTGGAGATACTTCTTTCGGTACCGTCATTCGCGTAGATTTCAGCGATGTCTATTAAGGGTAGGAGAGCATGGTAACAAATATCCAGTGCCTCAATTGCCTCTATAGGGAAAACAGTTCTATTCCACCATCTGGAAGCGTCTTCAACAGAACCAAAGTCACACACTTTTAACCCACAATCATCACACTCAATCCAAACCCATCCTTGACTATCACGGTGAACTGATGCCTGCCCACCACAAGAGCATGAGTTTAGTTTAATATCCTCATTCATAAGATTCTCTGTCCCAGTCTTTAACTACACCGAACCTTAACTTCCCAGCTGGAGTAAGTCCTTGGTACGAAACGGTTACTGTCTTTCCTATATAGTTCTCTCGGTTTTTAAACTTATCCCTGCAGAACCCTTCAGACCCTTTAACCCCAGCCCCACTTATAATTCCTCCAGGAAGTCTTACTAGAACCTGCTTAGCTTTTCCGGCCCAAGCACCAACTCCATCAGACACTTCTAATAGTTCAAATTCCGCATCGCTGAATGGTTTGACCTTCAGAAGGTTCCAGGTTCGTTTGTCCTCCTCGTATCCAAGGTTGTACCTGAGCATAGCGCCCTCATAACCTTGATCTAAGAGCTCTTCATAAACAGACTCAACTTCTTGATGGTTCCTTACCGAGATTGAAGAGACTAATTGTATCACTCCTATCACTTCCGGGAATTCATAAGTAATCACCTGAACGAATCGAGACATGCGATCAAGGAACGGAGCATCCAATCCCAGACCGTCAATTGATGGAACATCATAAATATGGTATTGTACAACCGCCTTGATAGCCTCTCTTTTTTCGTCATCCATATGCTCTTCTGACTTTTTAATCAGAGAGACAAGGGAATTGAAGTCATCCTTTAGAGACTCATTGTAAAGTTCTCCATCGAGCCTTAAGTCCGGGTATTTCTCGAAGACGGGCTTTAGGGTTTCAAGTACATGAAATCCACCACCGAATGGCTTACCTTTGCGGGAAAGGCCCTTATCCTTATCAACCTCAAATCTCAGACCATCTAGTTTACTTTGACATATTGCAGGAAACTTCACCTTATCGGGCTTCGTGTAGGCCTTGAGATCCTTGTCCCAACCACATAGAGTGAAGTATTCTTTAGCCAACATTGGTTTGAAGAATGCTGCCCGTGCCTCTGACACATTGTTAATATCCTCTGTGTATCCTGAGTCCAGCTTCTTCTGGTACTTAGATGCTGCTTCGGACTCTGCCTGTTCATCAGGGGTTGTCGCATTAGAGCGTCCAACGTTCTTAGCTACAGCTACTGTGGGTTTATTCACCTTGATCTTCCCGCCTACCTGTCCAGACTCGGACCAGTATTTGGAACCATCTGTGAATACGGCCCACTGCTGCAATTTTCCTGTGCTTGACTCTTTAAATAGAGTCTCTTTAATTTGATTCATAATCTATCACTCTCCGTTTTCTTCGTTAAATACTTCAACGACACAGCCAAACGTGGCCGCGGTGTTACGTCCTTCTTTGATACTATAGACCCTATAATTAGAATTACGTTTCGCTCTCTATTGACTTGGAGGTGCAAACTCTCTAATCGGGTGTATAGCTATACATAACTCGTTCTGCAGCAACGCCATAACTTCCGGAGTGTTCTGAAGCTTCAGACCAAACTCAGTAGCTCTGATGAAGTCATCAACGCCAAGAGTGCTGCTCTTCGCAAACATTCCGTGGCCCTGAACGTACTTCGTTTCCATATCAAACACCTTCTTAATTTTGTTGTAGTGTTGTGACAGGAAGTGAGTATCTGCTGCACCCCAGTCATACGCAACTTCACGATGCTTCATTCCATCCTCGTCAGTCGAGTAATTAACGATCACTGGTACGGAAATGGTTTGATCAGGTCCATCAGGGCCGATTGCGCTGAATCGAACACCCATCGTAATGATGCGGCCTTCTTTTCCTGCACCGGGCTTGTTAGCCTTCGCCTTATTGTAGGCAGAGGTTCCACCTTTCTTGAATGTCAGGTCAAGGGATGTATAGTAGTCCTGAGACACTCCACCAGCTCTAACCCTTCCAGCGAACCCGTCTTGACGTGCCTGCTCCTGATTCACGTAATGGAATACAGAGGGCCATCGCTCAGACATACCACCACAAGTTAGGCGACGTCCACTATCCCTAAAGAACTGATAAAGAGACTTGGCGTTCTGCTGGCCTACTCGGCTCATAGCAACTCCGCCCTCGTTCTCTACAAGCTCATCGGTTCCAGCTTTACAGTTTGCACCTGTCAGCGTGTCTAGGATTGTGATGGACGGGATGAGGCACTCTTTTGGTGTCGCATACGTCTTCATGATATCCGCAGACTGCTTCAGTACAATAGACTGCCACTGCTCATTGGTAGTGGCCACAGTAAGTGTACACCGCTGTCGAAGGATCTCTGGGTCGATTCCAGTCGCGTCAATCATGTCACGGAGGGTATCAGCCGCTGCCTTGGTCTCGGTGTCGATTACGTTTGCCATCCCACCAGCCATAATGAACCACTGCATCAATTGGTATCCGAATGTAGACTTAAAAGTCTTCGGCTCACCAGCTGAACTGGTCATACGTCCCAAAGGCCATCCGTTAGAGTTGATAAGCCACTGAAGAGCAATCGTTGGGACTGCCACAACCTCAAGGGTCTTAGATGGATCGCTATATGGGACAGCCATTGTTCCACTGTCCGCAGCCGCGGAAACCATGATGTCCATCATTGCTGCGTACGGATCTTTAGATTTAACAGCAGCCATTAAACGGAACCCTTAATGGACGCAATGAACTTAGAGAGGTCTTCAGCAGCGGCCTCACCCAGATTAATAGCATCGAGTAGTGGCTGGGCTTTTAGATCCAGTTCTAGGCGTTTAGCCGCCCAAACTTCTTTAGCTGCGTCAAACTTTGCTTCAGATTTAACTAGCTCCTTCGGCACTTCTATAATATCGGAAATATTAATTGTCAGAGACCCATAATACGAGCTTTCGCATACGACTTGTTTAATTTCTTTAACTATCTCCGCTTTAGTTTTAAGCTTAAGAGTACCATTCTCCACACTATCCCTAATAGCCTGCGGCATAAATAAGGACTTAGCCGGGAATGCGCCTGAGGCGTTGGCAATTTCACTTTTAATCCGACCTACCATGTAGTCTTTTTCTTGTTTATTTAATTTAGACATACTACTTTTTCTTTCTTTTTTTCTTTTTTAACCTAAAATACTTTGCAGCTCCATTCTCTGAAACCAAGCGCCACCACCCTCCATTACGAAAAACGTAATTGTACCCATAAGAAAAATCAACAATGGATTTTTCATATTCAGCATAAGAGACATATTGCTCAACAATACAGTCGGCCATTGCCTCCCCGTTAAATACGGCATGATTACACTCAGTCTTGGTAGGGGCTAAGCACTCAAAATCACCTAGTATTATCAAATCCACCACTACTTGGAGCTTCGTGTAGTTGGTGCAGAGTATAGGGGCTACTTCTGAAGGAGAAACTCCCGAAGTAAACACAGACACAATTACTGCGCCTGGGTTACCTGGGAGCTCAACGGCTATACTAGCGTTATCCTGCATTAGCGTTTAATTTAGCCAATCCCGCTTCAACAGTCTTCCGATAGGCTTCCGGGACCTGTGATAGATCAACCGGCATTGGAGCCGCTGGAACTGGTACCGCTGGGGCCACTGGGGCCGCTGGTGCTGGGGCCACTGGGGCCGCTGGTGCTGGGGCCACTAGAACTGGTGCCGCTGGGGCTACTGGTGCCGGTGCTGGGGCGCTTGCCAGAACAGGTGTGGGGAGTGGAGCAGCAGAGACAGCATTGGTTGCTGCTGAGTTAACCCACTCTACATATTCATCTGAGGAGGTAATCTCATCTTGTACCCACTGTGGAATACTACCAGGAACCGCAATATCACCAGATGCATCCGGCTCTAGAGCAAAGAACTCTGGGGCAATAGTTCCAGCAATAGCTGCTACTGTTTCTGGAATCTCTGTATGATTAGTGATTTTGAACTTTCCTTCTTTGTACTCTTCAATCGTAACCCATACGTTCTTTCCGAGCAGGGTTGACGGATCAATCCCTTCATCTAAAGAGCCCTCATGAGATGCTCCTAAAATAGCCTTGACCTTCTTGTAAAAGGCAGAGGTTTTACCAGATTTCGGGTTAAACCAGAGATTAAACTCTGATCCATCCAAAATGGTCATAGGGAACTCTGTTCCGGTCTTATCTTTATAGGTATGCCCAGCCAACTCATATTTCAACGCGATTTTCTGACGTCTGTCATCAATCGCTTTATCTTTGTTGAAGAAGTTAGGGTGTGTACCTAAGTTATACACGCCAACTACCACAGCGTGAACTGTTCCAGTTGGGTAAACGAGGGACTTAGATTCTCCCTCTTCTCGTTTTAGTAAAAATGCCATATATTTCTTTCTGTTGTTGTTATGCTTCGATTTCGAAAAGACGTTTCCGCATCGGTTTTATCAAAGTATAAGATTTTTCACTCACAGCATAAGGATCATCTGCGAATATCGTAAGGTGGTCAATAACCCGGTCTTGAAGGTAAGGGGTATAGCGACGTTGGTCCAGTACCGCAAATAGATCAAAGAAGTTCGTACGGGCCATTGTCTCATACTTGTGGTCCACAGCCTTAGTTACTCCGTTTTCAAGACACGACCCGATAACGAAACTATGCACGGCGAGAAGCATCTCAGCGTACACTAGCGGTTTCGGCATATCAAGGATCGAGATCTTGAGAAGTCGGGTGTTGAGGACCATTCCGAGATCTACACGGACGTCATCACAAATTTTATTTATTTTCTTATCTCCGATGTTACCCGTATACAAAGACGAACGAATAGTACTGACCGATTCGTCGATAGCTTTAGTGATCCATAAGGCCAGATCGCGTTTTCCCCACTGCGTAATTGTTGCTGCCATAATTTTATTTCCTAATTGTTTGAATTTTTAACAAAAGACTACACCGAATGTGAGTCTCATTATATTGTTGTTATTTTGTTTGGAACGCATTCCAAAGTTTACATGTCAGCTAAGCTCTCAGCTATAGCTAACTCCATTGTTGTTGAGTGAGACCAATGGTATTCATACTCAATGTCTGTTTTAAGTTTAAGCCCAACAGATGGGATTTGCGCCATTTCCTCCATTGCCCATGGTACAATCTCTTTGGCATACTGCTCTACGAAGCTACAATGCACGATAGAGTACACGGCATCGTGGAATGGGCAGATCACAGAGAATGGAGCATTTGGATATAGCCTCTTGTACTTAGCGAGGTTTCCCATTGCTAGTTGGAGGATTCCGGCCACGGTTGATTGGATCGATTTTGTTACCCAGCAGGCTCTTTATCCTGCTGTTCTAACGCTAGGATGCGTTTGGCATATTCAACTTTAAACGTACTGAACTCATGCTCAGTTTTTGTGTGCTTCAGCTGGTTGCAGTTTTTGCAACACGGGGCAATATTACTCGGTTTTATTAGCTCAGCGAACCTCTCTAGGTTATCCGCTGAACTAAGCGGGGTCCGGTGGTCAAATGTAGTAACCTCGGTGGTTAGGGTTTCACCACAGTATACACACCTATACCCAACAGACTCTAACATCTGAGTAAGATCTTGAGGTTTGATTACACTAGGGAGGTCATCGATCTTTGGATCTACAGTATCGATGAGCATCGATAGCTTCTGAGTTGCCCTAGAGTTTATTGAGTAAGCCCTCTGACGAAGATAGTTATGTGTAAATGAGTCCGGTCGTTTATTACCGCTGAAGTACTTATCTAAGCACTCATCGCATAACTTATGCACGCGACCACCAGAGGTTCCTCGCTTACCAGCTGTATTAGAGAACTCCTTTAGAGACTTTTTTCCGAAGCACTTTGAGCAAATCCTCTGCCCTGTAGCTTTCAGCTCTTCATTCATCTCATCAATTCCCAGCTCCCTTTCCCCAAATACCCTACTTCTACGAGCATCAACTACCCTAGCAGACTTACACGGGGTGCACTCTGTATAGGCTGGTTTGCTCAAATCTGAGTTATCTATAGGTACCCCACACGTTTTGCAAGTGGTTCTACGGGTTTCACGCCAGTCAACCTCTTTAGTAGGGCCCAACATTCTTCGACGTCTTTTAGACTCTCTTATAAAAGATAATTGACACTTCTTACACCTAGGAAAAGACTTCTTGGTCATATCAGAGTTATCAATATAGGTTCCACAGTCTTTACATGTGGTTCTTCGCGGCCACCCGCCTTGTTGTTTACGTTTTGTTGTTTCCATTGCATCCTTTACAGTCTTACGTTAGTCCAGGCCATATCATAACCACCATTTGGTGGTCCAGAGCGCTCGTGGACGAATTATAGGCGGTCTGCCCAGTCGTCTGGTCGTTGCACTTTCGACGGGTTCCCCCGAAACTTAGCTCATGATTACCAAACTACCACACTAGGCTGACTAAGTCAACCAAAAGTAGTAGCACTGTAAAGGCTTCCCATGAATTCACTCTGTTTTTATTCCCCAATTCCAATATTTTAGGGAAATTGATGGCTGCTCTCTCTTGAGAAGCCATTATACTCCTGCTTGAGCTATGAAAGAAGTACCTTCTCATCCCAAATGGGTTCTCAGCGTATCCCGGATTATATACCGCGGCACGTTGTCGATCCATGTACTCTTCTAGTTTTGGGTAACTGTTAAAGATACCCTCAATTACTCGTTCTGCGTAGGCTTTGTCAGCGTCCTTAATCCCAGCAATGGTTAATTGTCGGGCTAGTGAGTAAGCTGAGCGGCCATAGATTAACGGTTTTGTTATCCTACTGGCTTTTTATCCAATAGTTCTGCACCTTCATTTTAGGTTATAGATGCAGCCCAGCATATCTTTTAACCCAGTAACGGGTCTCCCGGCCTCGTGGTAGCTGATAGGCGGTCTGCCCCTGCTACTATGCGTTGCCCCTGGATCCCATTCCTGGGAGCCTTCGGTTCTGGTTACCCTCCTCAGGGCTTTCCAGCTTCATTCCGGGATTTTAATTTGGCTATGAATTCGTTAAAATGTAATAAGTATTTTTGGGTGTCATCCCCAAAACTACTTATTACATTTTAACTTAATCGGCATTTAGTAACTCCTAATCTCTTTAGTCGTTATCATATAATACCGTCCTTCATTTATCAACCAAATAGTACAATCTTACTTGCACTTCTAAGAGGGTTCATTTCCCTCTTAACGTACTTCTTTCTGTTCTCCCCATCAGGCACCTTTATTCCAAATGCCCGTATTGCAGTCTCACAGTGAATACACCTGTCATCATCCTCTGAGATTGATATTAGGTTTTCGTCCCCTGAGACTCTTGCTACTGCTGATATTTCTGCGGCTTGGTAATCTGCCTTGCATGTTCCCGTGTGGCTCTTTATCCACACCTCTCGCTTTTCTTTTGTCATATAGCGAGATTAGACTATTTTTTGACCTCGTAGAGGTCTCCCGGACTCTTGGATTTATTATATTCTACATACTGTAGTTTCAAAACCTAGTCGTTGCACGTGTCAGAGGTGTTACCCAAGGACTTCCGTTCGAGTTGCCCTCTTCAGGGGTTCCTCGTTTTTTCCGGGATCATAATCCAAGTGATCGCTCACTTGGACGGCGCTAATCTAGTTGATTATACAACTAGACTGTTATTCACCAATAATTACATAGCCAGGAGGTGCTTTAATGCAACTCCTAATAACGTCGTACCTCGGGTCTAGTAGACCCTTATCCACCAACTCTCTACTATCTGCACCCTCCCATTTGTGCTCGTCAGAGAACATCTCATCACTTAACGCGAACTGTTTTCTGATACTAGGTTCGGCGGAGGCACCGGGTAGGTTATTAAGGTTAGGCTTTAAACTTCTAAACCTTTGTGTCTCGGTAGTAGCTAAGTACGTCCCTCTGATCATTCCATCGTTATCTACACACCCTATCAATCCTGAGTCATATACCTCCTCTACGGATCCATCCTCGTCCTCAATGACAGATGGTGGTCTCAAGAAGTTTGTTACAACTTGGTTAATAGCTTTATAGTTGATCACGGCATCCAGAAGATGCTCGTATCCTGGGTTAGCTTGAGATACTAGGGTTAACGCGTCTCCACTTGTTCCAGGACTTTCACTCATTTTGTCCTCCTCGTCTAGGGAGGCCCATTCCTTAGGGTATTTTCCGGTAGTCTGCGACGGTTCAAGTCCCAAGGTCTCTATGCCTTCAGGGAGCTTCTTAGTGCAATACCTTTGACCAAATAGATAACCCCTCAATAACTGACTGCCCGGATCAAATCCTTTCCAGGTCATATCCTCTAGAACACGTAGCAACTCCTCTTGCTTCTCTAAGAATAAAGATTGTAACTTTTTCATTAACGTGAGATCTACAGGCATACCAACGTACTCAGGTTCAAAGATCCCAACGTCAGCCTTGCGTACCACGTTTAGGTAAGCGTCCAGCTGCGTCCAATTCTCTTTACCTTCGATTAAGTATCCAGCGTACCGAGGATCAATAGGGTTATTCCTAAGAGCCTCTTCTAGTTGTGGCCAGATCTGGATAACAGAATCTACATCTTTAGATGAGTATAAGAACATAATGTTATCCGGTATCTTGGAGTATCCATGTTTCTCTGTGTGAGACTTAAGTCCAGGAGTAGCTTTGATGTATTCTGTTAACCTGTTCTCATACATACCTAGGTCCGTATACTCTAATGCGCAATATGTTAGACCTACTGACTCAGTCTGTGGCTTAAGTGCATGGTATGCAGTCATTGTGTCAAATGCAAAGTTCTCTCTACAATCAATACCAAGTCTCATCAAATGAATTAAGTCAACTTTAAAGTTATGACCTCCCAACTCTACACCGACCATCTCGAATAGAGCTTTCAGATACTCAACTTTTTCTGCGTGGTCTGGATACGGGACTAAATCAGGGTCAGTCATAGCCACAGTGAACGCCGTGTGTTCCTTAACAGAGAACTGTATATAACGCACTATGTCATGCATAACGCCTTCTCTACCGTTCGGGTTGCCCCACTCGGTGTCTACGGCAATCCTTAACGGGTTACCGCGGATATATGCGTCCTGTAAGTATTCCATAAGAATATCCGTTACTACGGACTTAAGCTCTTTTGCATCTTCAATGAACCTGTAATCTTTATATTCCTGTGGTACGTCCCAAGGCATCTCTTCACCACCCAAGAGGGCAACTATCCTGATAAGATCAAGTTCTAGAGACATCTCTGAGCTGGGATTAGAGATAAGCTTGTACGGGTCCACTGTGTAGTAGACCGGGATACCTTCGTACGTCTCATGGGACTGCCCTTGGAAGTTTCCTACAAGCCCTTTAGACCCGTAAAGACCTTTTAATGAACCGGACCCAAGAACCAATATGGCCTCAGGGTTAATACGGCTTATAGACTCTCTTAGCACAGGTTGAAAAGCTGTGATAAACGGAACAAGTAGTTTCCCACCTTTCGGATAGAATGGAACTGCGTATGTGCAGTATATATCTTCCGGTTCCAATTCTGGAACTCTTCCGACAAGGGTGTCAACTATGAGCTCTAATTCAGGTACTGGCAGTCTGTTCTGCTGTGTACCTTCAATAGACGGGTGTGGGCAGACTATTAACAGCTTAGTTTGCCTAGACGGGTGTGGCTTTAGGTACTTTCCTCTAAGAGCATCATCCGATACTTGGTTGTTAATCTCTTTTGGCCAACCCCACAGTCCACTAGGAATTGTAGTGCACTCGATTTGTTTTAGTTTTTTAGTAAAGTCGGCTGTAAACGACTGTTTCTCGATTAAGACTTTCTGAATAAACTGATCATCAGTTAAATCTAACTCTTGCGCTATACTGTGCAATGATGGTTTTAATAAATCAGCCATACTCCTCCCTCTGTGTTAATGCTTAGACCTATGTCTATTAATCTTCAGCCTCTAATGAGGCAGAGACATCAGAGTCATACATAATAACGTAATCAACCCCATCCCTCTTGATGTCTACTCCTCCGTACTCCGGCAAGAGGACAACGTCATCTACATTAAGAAGATTAGGTACAAGTATTCCGTTGATTACCCTTCCTGGGCCAACGGCTACTACAGTGCCTTGATTCTTCTTAATTCCGCTAGAGACAAAAATGCCTCCAATCTCCTCTTCAACTGGGTCCTTTTTAATTAAGACCCGATTCTGTGTTGGTTTAATATTAATACTTAATCTCCACTTTTTAGTACATAACCCTATCTCGCATCCGTCTCCCGATCTCTGCGGACTCATTTCTGCATAAAAGATAAATCCAGAACGGCCCATACTGGTAGACATCTAGAAGTCTTTCCATTACTACCATGATACCTGGGATGAATCTCCTATTGCCGATAAGCTCAGACACTATATTGACATCGATACCTTTGACAGCATCGTCAATAACATATCTACTGAGTCTCATTTCCGGGTGATCTTTCGTAGGAACGAATTCACAGATCGCTGCATCAACTAAATCTTTAGCCTTTTCTCCATTTTCAGTATGAGGCTCGGTGCAGCTTATAATCTGAGGGAACATTTTGATTACAAGATTATAGACTTTTTCATACATGAGTAAGGTCCCAAGCTTTATTTAAAACAGCTGCTGGGATAGAAGGAGCTATTACATCAAACATAGGCAATACATCCGCCTCGGTATCTACACAGGGCATGAGTTGTTCCCCAGACTCCGGATCGAATCGAACCAGTTTATTACATTTCATGGAATTATCCAGATTCCATAGATCTGAATTCCAACGATTAGCCTCCCATGCTGTGAAAGTGGCTTCAGAGACGTCATAAAGACTGTGACAATTCTCTAGTTCTCCGGTACACAACCTACCATCACCGTGAATATTGGCCAGTGGATAGTTTAGGAATTTTTTAATACCGGTTGCGCCACAGTCATGAGTCATACCAAAAAGGAATACCATCAAATGCTCCTCACTGCGAGATAGAGGGAACTTTATTGAACTAGGGACCTCTATGATCATTACAGTGGGTACGGGTACTTTGAACTGACGACTGACGCTAGCTATACCATCTGAGAAGCACGGGGTCTCAAAGATCCCGGTTTCTCCGTTTCCCTCTGAAAGAGTCCATCTTGCCTTGATGCTAAACTCAGAAACAGCTCTGATACAAAACATTCTATCATTACTTAAAACAAACTGAGTATCTTTACACATCGGTATACTAAAATCAGGAACAGATGTAATTAGTCTCACAACAGCTTCTGTGTTCAAAACTGGAGACTCTACGGTATCACGTATGAAAGCAACCCCATTTGGCTTTATAATTAACTCTTGATTATCTGTCATTTTACTTAATCTCCATTTTACTTTGATTGATACAATCTTGGATTGTTACTGTTTGTACCGCGGATGGAACCCATCGATACTCTATTGGTGACTTATTAAATACTGGAGTATCTCGCACAAACGAGGACTTTTGAGACCAGAACCACAATAACCCTAACGCGTAGGTTGCTGCAAACTGATTAGCAATAGCCAACTGTGGGTCGGATACCTGGGCCTCTCCGGTACAGGATCTTGTTGGATCCCCGGAAATATTGTCCATAGACCCTGCGTAACGAACCCTATAATCCATAGGGCTTCCATACAACGTAGGCTCATAGTACGAAGCGGATGCTGATTCATACGTATTTCCACAAATAAATGCCGGCACCCCGAAAATATCAGAGGACTGCAGTGCTACTTTTCTTGCTGGCATGTTATCCGGACAGGCAAAAATCATGTCTGTTCCTTCTAAGTCAGTAGGAGTCACAACGTATGAGTTGTGCGGTATAATACCTGGGTACATGATAGACATAGCTTCTGCCTTGCATTTACCTATAAACCTTTTCGGGAATAACTGACGATCTAAATTCCCTTTTTCTAGGATGTCCTCGTCCCATACATGAACCTCTGGACATTCTAATACATTCTTCATTAGAACTGGGATTAGGTAAGACCCAATTCCCCCAGCTCCGATTACATCAATTCTCAATTAAGCTCCTTCTTTCTTTTCTGATTGCATATAAAAGTCTATCAGTGCCTCACGGTAGTCCGAGGCATAATCAGCCAAGGCTTGAAACACTGACGGATCAATAGTGGACAATGTTACGCTCCAATCTAGAGCAGTAATCACTTCATCAAACTGTTCACGTGCTAATTTAGACAGGCCCCATACGTCCATAGCGGATTCCATTAGGCCGAGAACTATCTCTGGTCCAAGCTCCGTATCTTCGAGTGAGTCCATGTAGTCATTATAGTCATACTCACTATCCTCGTCCTCTTTCTGCCATCGTGCAGCTTGAGCACTTGACGGGTTGTAGGAGTTCGCTGGGGATGGAGGAAATGAACCATAAGCCTGATTAGGGTTGTAAGTACTGCGGTTACCCGGAGACCATGTAGAAAATCCGAACTTCTTAGAGGCAACCATTCCAAATGTTCCGTATCTAACGGGAGCAACAACCTTTTTAGTCATTTGGTCTTTCCACTCTTTTGGTGGCTCTGGAAGATTCTTAATAGCTAGGACTCCGTTGTCAACGTACGGAACAAACCCAAGAATATCTGGTTCATAACATATCTTGCGTACAACACACCTTCCATGGAATGATGCCTCCGTTGTATCTAAATCTCCAATGGTGTAATGAAACCCTTCAGTTTCAATTTCATCTTTGTAGTCTGTGGATGATTGAAAGGCACTCATTGTGCAGTGGTGGTGCGCTGATCCTACGTGTCCGAATCCATCTTTAGCCAATGCGGCCTTCATAACCTCAAAGTTAGGATCCTTGTCATTCTCAGTAGAAGACGCCCCTGAGATGATAAACTGGGGCATGACTACAGCTTTCCACTGTTTGTCACTTTTCCGGTAGTAAAGCCTTAGTTGAGACTCACATGCATATTCATCAAATGACCACTTGAAGAACCCAAGAATCTCTCTAAACAAAGTAGGAGGGAGTATAGATCCGGTCCATTCTAGATATAGGTCTTCTGTATTAGATTCAGGTATAACCGCAGCTATATCCCCAAACCACTGTCCCCAAGTTACGTTAGGAAGAACAGCATGACCATCAACTGATAAAATACTCCCGTCAGCAATGATTCCATGTGGTGGTGCTTCTTTAGGTTCTGGCATCCATAATCTCCTGTACATTCCAGTCACTAATCTCTCCGTGATCAGAAATAAATTGTTCAATCTCGTATATGATTTCATCTATCAGTGATAAATCATTTCCGTCAGCAGCTTCACTAACGTCATAGCTATTTCCTAGTGTGTCTGTATAGCTAACTGAGGTGACGCCGCCATCGTAGTCTTCAGAGTTGCATATCTCACAATTATCATCGTAGTACTCCATATCACTTGATGATTCTCCATAATACCCATTATCCTCTAAACACCCCCATAAACTACAACCGTCTTCATCTCCGAGCTCTCCAGGCATAAAAGTAATTTCACCAGAGACAGTCTCATCTTGATAAGCGTAAATACCGCAATACTCATTAGTCCTCTTAATTTCAGCTGCGACTACTACTCTCCCACGAGGTTGACCACCGTCAGCATCAGTTGGAAGAGTTGGACCACCACGATCGCCAGGATACCAACGGAAAGCAGAGTTTCTATAGTTCTCGTAGTCTGGTACTAGTGATAACAATTTATCAATGTCACCCAGCTCTGAGACCTTAGCCCCTTTTTTCCGCCAGAACATCGAGGCTATTGATTGTGGATTCCTTAGGGAACCTTCGTCTAACGTGAAATATAATTCTCCACCCCAATACGGCGTTAATGCCCGTACCAACTCAGAATTTGATTCTCCTAGTTGTTCACACTTTTCGTGTATTTCATCTCTTGTCATACTTTATCCCTTATCTTTAATCCATAAAATAATAGACCCCACTACCCTTAGGTAGCGGGGCCATTTAGCGCTTAATTAATCAATTATCCAAGCAGGCCTTTGTCATGTGCTTTGGTGCTCAGGACAATGTCATCTCCGTCAGCGATCTCTACGTCCCCAAGAACAGGGGAACCGTTAAGACTCAAGCTCATGTCATCACCGGTACCAAAAGTCATCTGGACCAGCTGAGAAGCTAGGATTTCAGCCGCTGTACTACCGATGGATTCAAGGTCAAACTGAACCTCGTTTACACCGTTGCGAATAGTAACTACAGCATCTGCACCTTTGTCATGTGCTTTGGTGCTCAGGACAATTTCATCTCCGTCCTCGATAAGGAAGGAAGAGGACTCGAAGGTTCCGTTAACCTCAGCGGCCATGTCGTCCCCGATACCGAACATCTGCTGGATTACAGAGGATCCCAGGAGGGACTTAACATCGGTGATGTTGAGGTTGGCTTCGTCAATGGTGACATCACTAGCGGCGCAATAAATAGTAATCATAATTTATGTTTCTTTCTTGTATTAATTCTTTTTTGTTTAACTCTAATTTGTAAAGGCAGAGCTAGTTAATCCCTTTTGAGGTCATGCCTCGATACTAAGTACTAAGTCGTCAACTTGCTCCTGTGTATAATCAGCAATATCAACTCCTTTTGGAAATTGTAAGAACTTTGTATTTGGCCAATTCTCGGTGCGTGTGAGTATCTTAGACCAATTTTTCGAACTTACGTCAGGATCGAAAGCGAATACTACAAAACCATTATTGGCTATTATTGTATCCTCTATCAGTTCCGCTTGTTTTTGTGTTAGATGCTTCCCGAAGGTACACACCCCATGTTCCCTACCCACTCTTGCCATGTCAAAGAATCCCTCACAGAGTACTATGAAGTCCTTCTTTACATTGTGGATGTTATACGCCACGGTCCTCGTTGGGCCCTGGATTAAATACTTCGGAGTCTTTTTACTAGGAGGGGTAGAATTTCCTGTATGATAGTTGAAGTATCTTGTTTGCCACGCCACCATTTGTTCTTGACCATTTACAATTGAGTAAATAGGTATAAGAAGTCTATTGGAGTCATGGATGTTTTCACTATTTGATTCTGTAACCCACCTAAGCCCCCATATATCACTAAGGTCTTGAACACAAAACCCGCGTTGGGTCTCTAAGTATCCTCTTAATAAGTGGTCTTGTGGTAGTTCAGAAATAGGTATTGATTCACCTGGAATTTCAGTTATATACCTTGTCTTGGTAATGGTGGGTCTCTTGACCACTGAATGAATTGAGTCTGGATGAATCAAATCACTAAATACCTCATTAAAGTCATCTAGCTCATTGCACCCCTCATTATAGCAACATATAAGGTACTTAAGTGTAAACCCTTCATACGTTTGGTTCCACATGTGGTTAACCCACAGTCTGTTACGTGTGTCGCCACAGACAGGGCAACAGACGGCATAATATTCACCTGAGTCAATAATGTCTAGGTAGTTTGGATACTTAGTGGGTGAGGTAAAGGCTCTTCGTCTTTTAACCGCGATAAACGGCTCACCTTCGCTGCAAATCCTAACATCTCCGAATACTGACTCGAGTCTATCATAGAGACTTTGGTTAAGGGCCATTACTCGCCCTTCTGTGCTCTTCTGCGAGTTCTTCTCTTCTTGAGGGTCCTGTTACAGCTTTATTTTTGAAATTAGGTTTAAGTTTGAATTCAATCCCGTCATGGTATCCACTCATTTTGTGAGTCACGTCCTCCACTCTGTAATTGTCCCCATATAACTTTAAAACCCCGTCAACCTGGGCTGATACATGCCTAGATTTAGTTTTATTAATCCAAAAGCAATCATCTACCCCTCTGTTACCTAGCCCTACACAGTATGGAAGCCAGTTATCAAAAGCCTTGTCTTCTTGGGCCTGACCTTTTTCTACTCGTTTAGCTGGACTAGTTTGACCTTCAGCCGCAGTCTTCTGGTGTAGTAGGACAACTGCTGTTCTGGCTTCAGCGGCAACACGCACTATCTCCATAGTCATCATCTGCGAATCATCCTTGACAGTTTGTCTGCTTCCAGTAGCTGCTCTCCACTGCTTTAGTAATTGAAAATACTGATCAACGATCACCAGATCAATGTGTATTCCTCTAGACTCATAGTCCGCAAGAATAGATTCTAACCCCGGTACGCCTGTTCCGTCCCCTAGCATCTCAGTGACATGAAAACGAGGCTGTGTCTGCTCAGTCCACTTGGTTTGAACTATTGCCTGTAACTCTTCAGACATTTCCGAGATATTATTAAATTGATTCATAATGGGGCTAGGTATCCTACACGCACACCCTATAAATCTTCTCCAATATTCAGGACGAATAGCACTCTCATAGGGTAGGTACAATACGTGCTGCCATTGTAACTGAGCGTAATCAATTCCCAGTTGAATTGCTAAGGTCGTTTTTCCTCCACCTGACCCGCCAACTAAACCGAAAACATCTCCGGGACTGAAACCTCCATTGGTTATTAGGTCAATAGTCGGGATAAGAGTGGATACCTTGGTCCCGAGAGTCATCTCTACTGTGTCGTTCAAGTTCACCTCAACGGACGAAGAGACTCTAGTTCTTTTGAACGTTTTTATAAGACCGCCCATAGATGACGTAACATTATCCCAATCCCCACGGGCCTCTGGGATAACAACGCTAGTATCAATTAAGGCCTGAATCCCACTAGTTATGTGACGAACTACACCTGAAGATGATAGCATACTCACATCAAATTCTTTGATGAAGTTCAATGTCCTCAATAACGACGCGTATATCGGGGCGCTGTTAAGTTCCGGATCCATAGTTAGGGCTGTCACACACTCTGAGAACAGAAAGTTTTTTGGAATAAGAGCTTTATACCTTGTGTACCACTCTTCCGTAACTCCCCATATAATCGCTAAGTGACGTTGCCCAGGGACGTCAAATACATACGGGAGTAATTTTCCCGAAGCTTTCCGTGTAAGGTCCAGGCTGCTCACGCAACAAGCTATCAGTAGTTCGTTTGCAACACTCGATGATTGATTCATCTTCCCTCCCCCTTTCTTGATTGTGGCAGTATATATTCAACAATAGCGCCGATGTAAATAACGCTGGGTAGTTACGTATAACTCCAGAGTGATCCACTTTGATAATTTCAGATAACTCATCCGTTGGGCTACCTATAGCATAAAAGGTTGACGCTAGGAATGTCTCTAGGTAAGTTGACTCTAACGGAAATTCAATTAAGTCTGCTGTTCCGTTAGCCATCCCTTCAATGTGACGAGCGAGTCGATCATAAAACGTAACGTAAATCTCTTCTCCGGCAGACTTTATATCGTCATCTAGCGTTGACCACTTCAGCGGTGACAAAAGACAACTAGTTACCATAAAGTCATATTTTTCATGTAACATCAGTAACATAAATAACTGGAATTTATCCTCTTGACCTATGAAGTGCTGTATGGTCATTGACCTCCAACACCACTTGTTAAACGACTGAGTACACTTTACATTGAACCTTTCCTTTCCTGGAATCAATCTGACTACACGTTGGAAGGCTATTTGTGCCCTCAGTACGTGATCATCATCAAGGTCCTCAGGGAGTATTTCATTCTCCAAACACCACGCGTCAACAAACGAGAAATGCTTTGATTTATGTTTAGCCATTATCGACCTCAAAGCAGTATGGCGTATAAACAGGCGTGTACTGTTCGTTCCTTAGACTAACGTTAGTCACTAAGGAGTCCCCAAGAAGAGTAGGGGAGTGTGACCCAGTATGGATGTGTCCGCATATCACATGACGGGGGGACTTTTTAAGTATTGCATTCATAACGGACAGTGATCCAAGATGGTCACCACAGTTCCTACAATCTGTATCAGACACTGCGTCGCAAGTTCCATGCGGTGGAGTATGCGTAATAAACACATCAACATCATAATCCATGTTGCTGATGTACTCTTCTATCTCAAGCTCTGAAGCGTTATAATTCCAATCACAAAATGTAGGACTCCAAGGGCTTCCGTAGAATTTAACCCCGTGTAAAGTAACGCTTTCGTTAATTAGAACGCTTACTTGGTTCAGAATACCAGCTCTTCCTAGGATCTTATTTATAGCATCTGGAGTTATATAGTCATGGTTACCGAGTGTTAATACTACAGGAATACCTATGGATTTAACCCAAGGGATAAAAGCATCACACAAATCACCTACCTGACCACGAGGACCCTTTTCTATAGTTGGGAAAATATCCCCGGCTATAACTATCACATCTACGTCATCCGGGATACACATGTTTTTGTATAACTCGGGTACCGTTAGTTTGGATAATCCATGCAAGTCTGACGTTGCAGCAATTTTCATAGTTCCTCTGCCTGTTTGAGAATGTATTTCGCTTCTGACTGTAACTCAGCGCAAAGATCCCCACTATTCTCGATCTTTACCAAGATCTTCACCAAAGGATCGTGCAACTCTAGTGCGATGGCTGCTTCCCTCAGTACCTCTTTTTCAAAAATCCCTCTAGCTATGGTGACCTCTTCACGGTCAAATACCGCCGCACGGAGACTTATAACCATTTGATTAATTTCACTTATGTTACTCATAAATTTCCCATCCCATCTCTTTATACAAAGCAATACGCTTATTCGCCTTACATTTTGCCCAATAGCTCCACTGATCTTTAAAATCTAAGACATATCCAAACTCCTTGTCTCCAGTCCCTCGTCTAGTGCACCTTCCAGTGAACTGTATGACATCAATAGGGCCAGATTTACCGGAAGCCATAACTACAAGATCAAGGTCTGGAAAGTCTACTCCAATACCCCAACACCCGGTAGCTATCACTTTCTTTAGCTCTCTGCGCTGAAAACGATCAAACCTATCATCAATCTCTTTTTGATTTAACTTAGGGAGGTCAGTTGAGCCAACACTTTTGTAAATCAACTCGAAGTCAGGTAAGAGTTTACTTAGGTTTTCTAAATGGCAACTGGTACCCACCAAGATCAATACTTGCGGGTCATCAAGACCTAAAACATTTCCACTTTTAGTATACTCAATTACAGAATTTGCTATTACCTTATTCCGTAACTGATTCTTCCACAGGAGGTTACGTTGTCTAGTTATATACGTTTTGAAATTCTTCTCATTAGGGCCAGACTTAATGTCTACCAACATTACCCTCATTGGAGCAACTACACCCTGAGCCATAGCTTCCGTGTAATCAACTTTAAATCTCACAGGGCCTAACAACGATTCGGTAACCAATTCAGCTCCATCTGATCTACCCTCTGGGGATGCAGTGAATCCAAACATTTTCTCTACTTTAGTAAAACTCGAAAGAGCCTCAGCTAATTGCGGTCCTGGAGCTCGATGACACTCGTCGACGAATACGACCTGTGCTTTGTTCGGCGGGTACTTCTTAAGACTATGGTAGGTCGAGACGGTTATTCTCTCGAACGTTTTTCCACCAGCTCCCAAGAGTCCTATATTCTCATCAACGAAAACTTCTTGTATTCTGTTATGTGTGTCTCTGGCTAATTGAGCTCCAGGAGTCACGATCACAATAGACTTAGAGGGGTAGAGAGCGCATAGTACAGTAAGTATCTGTGTTTTTCCAAAAGCTGCTGGGGCAACTATTTGACCGCAGTTAAGGGCGATCACGATACTAACTGCTACGTCCTGATTAGGCCTGAACTCAAATTCAGGCATGACACGCTTAAGGTTATCATAGTCAGGTGTACAATCTACTTCTCCCATATCCTCGAAAGTATACTCCATCTTTAACTGGCCTAAATGGTACATCAGTCTGTCGACCAGTCCATGTTGAAACAAAATCAATCCGTCCTCTAAGACCGTGTAAAGATTTCTAGTCTCAAAGTCCTGTTTCTCCACCATCCTAGTTCGGCCCGTTTTTGGGTCTGGAACCCACTCACGGCTCATAAACTTATATTGATAAGACAGCACCAGGGCAATTATTTTTTCATCAACCCCGGACACTGAGACAACAAGACGATCTTGTTTTATTTCAATCACCGAAGGTCATCACCAATCAGATCTTGAATAGCCTTAATAACACGACGCATATCAGAGATAGGCATACAGATAAACTCATCAACGCCTAGTTCATTATCATCAGTGCACTTCAGCTCTACATAACTGTCATCTTCGTCATCCCCACCTCGGTATGATACTTCGTACTGATAGCTGGGGTATTGTAGTGTGATTTTTTCTCCTGCTTGGCTTCCATGCCCACATGCTTCGATTAGTTCACGCGTTTCTACTGCTTTCTCATTCATAATTTTTCTTTCTACTCGTCATCGAGTTCAATAATTTCGTCAAATACTCCTTTTAAGGAAGAAGCTTGGTGTGTTACTACTACTAACTGTCGGTCTCCTCCTAGGAGTCCAGATGCTAATGTCTCTACAATTCGTGCGAACTGGTTCAAATACTCTTCGTCCATATTTGATGTAGGCTCGTCTAAGACAAGAAGACCCAGTTCATGCCCGAACATTTCACTAATACTCAAGTGCAGCGATATACTAGAGACTGTTTTCTCTCCACCGCTGAACCTGTTAATACCACGTTCCTCTCCCCCATCCTTTACGAAAAAGAGATTAAAATCATCATCGATCCTAACAGTGAACGGTGCCCCGAATGCATTAAGGTATTCAGAGAACTCTTTTCTTAAAGAATCTAGATAGAATTGAAGTACAATTTTTGGTAACTGGTCTCTGTGCAACAAATCGCGTACCATGAGGACACTATCACGGTAGTCATCCACTCCGGCCTTAGCGTCTATTGCGTCCTCAATTTCCTGAAGCATATCTTTAAACTTCAAGAACTCTTCGTTACTGGATTCCATCTGCAATAGTAGTTTATCTCTGGTATGTTCCAAAGATGACTTCTCTTCAAGATGGGATCTAGCATTAGTTATTTGCTCCTCTGTAGCCTCTGAGAAATTATTCTCAACCGTTACACTTTTAAGCAGGTCCAACTCAGATTGCTTAGTCTGAATTTTAGCCCTGCATGTCTCTAACTTTATCGATAAGGATTCTTTGTCCTCATAGTATTTAACCAGTAACCTAAAGGCTTCTATTTCTTCGATACTACTCTCAGGGAACACTACGGACGCGAAGTACAAATCTGCTTTTGTCAGGATCAACTCACTATTCGTAATGGAGGCTGTGTCTGCCAAAATTAGATCTTCTATACTCTGCACTGCTGTTCGTGCTGCGGATAGGTCCACCTCAACTAACTCAAACTCATTCTCAGCCTGAGTTACTAACGCTAAGTCCTTCTCCTTACTAATACGCATTTCGTCTGCGGATAGATCTGTTCCGCAGATTGGACATAGGGCTTGATCCTCATTGATACCTTCCCATCTGGAGTATGAGTGCTTAGCAATGGCTAGATCGTTAGCCTTTACAGAGACTTTGTCTATAACCACGTGTAGATCAGTTTTGCTGTCCTCTAGGTGCGACCTTAACGACGTAAGATTAACTCTAGTAGAATCAATCAATGTCTCTGATGCTGCCTTATCAGACTCCCAGGTAGAATACCTACCAAAGTCAAACTCATCATATTGGAGTATTTTACCGCTAACAAAAGCTAGATCAAACCCATCAGGGATAACAGGCAGCGGGACGAGTTCTACCTCGTGTAGCTCGGACGTAAGCACAGTTAATTCAGCCTCTCTGTTAGAGATATTAACGCTTTGCTCTTCCGCCTGGTTCTTAACTGATAGAAACAACTCCTGCTCATTAAGCAGACCTCGGTCATACTCACAGTCTCCTATATTAAATAGGTCGATAGCGGACTTTGCAAAGTCTACGGATAATGTATCCCCGAGATCTGAATACTCTTGGAGCTTACCAAGAACGTGATCCTTATCATACGGTAGGGAAATTTCAGGTATGGTTTTCAAAAACTCTTCTACCCTACCCCGGTATAGTCGCGTATAAGCGATAGCGGGGATCATGGAGATTAGTTGTTCTACTCTCTTGCTGGGGGTATCGAATAATACGGCCCTAAGAGAATCCTGTCCCACGAATGAAAACTTTTCAATCATATCTGTACTAGATTGCGTCATTGAGGCAATCATAGCATTCGTGTCAGTTATCCCATCAGCATTTGAGTCGCCCCACTCAATAGAGGCTCTGTTTGTACTGGCACGGTAGAACCTTCGACTGATTACACCGGGTGTGCCTTGGTGAACAAAGTTAAGCTCAATTTTAGTTGAGAGTTGTCCCTCTCGTATCTCATCCTCTAGGTTACTCCCTTTATCGGTTCGCCCAGTTAAGGCCACTCGAATAGCTCTTGTAAGATTTGTCTTACCGCATCCATTCTTTCCGAATATTCCTGTAGACTTAGGTGAGAAGTTTACCTTGAGGTGTTCATGTTGACACCAATCTGTAAGTTCAATACTTGTAATTGTCATAAGTGTACCTCCTACATTTTACTAACGGGTTCAGGGTCTATTTCACTTTCTATCTCTTGTCTTGATAAATGAGCACTCCACACTTCACTTGTAACCCATGGTGGTTTGTTGCGGTAACGTATAGCTTTGTCATCGTCTAGTGGGTTACACTGTGGCAATATCCAGTCTATCGCTTTTATGGATAGATGCAGTATCGAAACGAGGAGTGTGCAGTCCGTAGAAAACCCACCGTAGTAAGTGACTCTAGGGATTTCAATAGATATCGCGTCCCTTAGAGCTGAGAGGCTTTTTTCTAATTCTAACATCATAGGACCTCCTCAAGTCCAGAACGTAAAACATCACCTGTGTCATTTCCGCCGTAGATCTGCAGAAGCAGCTCTCGTGGGACAGGTTGATCTACATACCTACCTATAATCTCAGACATATTAACGTCACTTACCGTAGTCTCCGCCCTTCCTCCGAGAGATACATCGTCCTCTACAGCTCCGTCTGAACTTAACCAAGTGTACACGTCTAAAGGACCTCGTAAGGCCAAGAGGCGTTGGTGTGCCAGTGAAGCAAGGTGTGGTGGGTAGCTTACTTGAATAACCGGAATTAAATTATCAACTCTAGCATCGTCTCCAGCAATCTCACGTACCATTTCTTCTACTTCATCTAGCTCATCAGGTGCGGCTCCGGTCATTACGATCTTATAAAAGCCACGACCAGGAATCACCTCTCTGGATATACTCGTCTCCCCGTTTAAAACTTTCTCTACTAGAAACCCTTTAGGCCCTATTCCATCTATTCCAGTAACATGAGGACTTCCAGGATACCACAGCGTTGTGTGAGTATTGCTATAGTCCTGCGGGGAATGAATATGTCCAATCAAGACATTCTTAATTTGTGGAGGAACGTCATCAAGAGTGAACTCCGGGGAGAAAGGCAAGGCTCGAACTTCTGCTTGATGAAGAAGTAAAGTATCAACCCCTTCAGGTATGGACCCAAATACGCACATCAATTCATCGTGGTTTGTACTCTGCTGGCCTAACACAGTCATCCCACACTCAGGGAGCTCTACGGTCACTCGGTTTAAGTTAATAGGCCATGGATGTAATGAAAGCCATGGAACTAAATTAAGGTCATGGTTTCCTTGAATGTAATACACAGGCAATCCTGCATCTTGCATTTCCGTGATTTTATCGAACAAGGGCTTCACGAACTCAGGCCTAGGGGTTAATGTATGAAACATATCCCCTAGAAGCTTTGCGCTGCTACACGTTTCTAAACAATAGTCAAAAAAGTGCTTCATGGCTAAGATGGAATCGTTATGTAGCTGCGGACGATTTGCCCATGTATGAGTTACTAAGTGAAGATCTGCCAATGAGGCTGATTGTTTTGGTTCCATAATTTTAACCAAAGATCTTTTCAATAATTGAAATAACGTATGTTGAGTCCAGTTCATCTGGTGCGTCTGGTTTTTCCATAGCATTTTTAAGCTCAGCCAAGAACCATGCGAAATAAGCGCTATCTACTCCGATCAATTGGTCTTCTAGAACTTTAGGGTTCATAAGGTCTAGCTCATGCAGCTGTAATACCATTTTCATGTACTGACCCGCGTTAATTGTCCACCCACGAGCAATAAACTTTCTTGTACGGATAACACTGGCCAATGGATACTTAGATCCGCGGTATACTATCTCCTTGCCAATAACAGCAGACAAAGACTCAACGTTAAGAACGAGTCCCTCTTTGGGTGTCCAATAATTGAACGCATGCACAAAGTCAAAATTGGAATGAATTGTAGCAGCATCTCCGGTGAACCTCGTTATAACCTGCACCTTGTCCGTGAGCGTAATGGCATTTTGGGAGATAAACACTGGTGTATACTCTCCAGAAACTTCTTCTTCCTCAGTAAGCTCTGGAGCATCACCTTCTTCAATATCCGCATCCTCGGTATCGGGGTCTCCTACAGCCCCAGAGCTTTTTATGACTATCTTGACCTGCCCAGGGGAAAGAGAAATATCTAACGCTCCAGCAGTTTCTTGATCAGACTCGTCCCCACTCCGAAGAACTTGGCAAGCTTCACCCTTCACTAAACCTGAAGAGTCAACATAATACTGTGCAAGACGTTTTGTTATTGATTCACTTGTTAGGTACACATCGTAATCGTTAACCTTCTCCCCTAAGAGCATGGATGTGATACACCCGCCAGTTACAATTAGGCATTTTCTGACGTCATCGCGCAATGCCTTGTCCGTGATAGAGTTAGAGAACTTTATCATTTTTCTTGATATAATCTTGTCAATTGTTTTTGTTTTAATCTCTACTCTCCTTTGTATATTCTAATTTTTACAGCTCGTGCTGGTTTTAGCAGTTGAGGTTGCAATGGGTTGTCCGGATTATCACAGTCGTGTAAGTTACCGTAGTAATCCGTTTGGTAATGGATGTTAGTAAACCAACTATTGTGACCATAAAACTGAACCCCTCCGAATCTTGGAGCAATAATAGAAATAAATGCAACCAAGGCTACAGGACCATACACGGTTACTACATTCCCATTAGAATCTATTTCTAACTCATCCCACAGTTCTTCATTTTCCATTTCGTCTCCTCTTTTCTCTCCGGATACGGTTCTTAGTATCTGCTATAGCTTGTCTGTCCAATTTTTCTTGATTGAGATTTATTCTAAACTTAGCGGCTTTAGAGTACTCGGTGATCTGCTTTAGTGCTGCCGTATTGCTTGGTAACAAAATACTGGCAGGAAACCTGAAACACTCAAAAAGACTACCATCAGCCCTGTCATAGACCAACGGCATAGCCAAGTCATTGCGCTTACCCTTCTCAACAAGGTTAAGGTATGTATCTACTTTATCGTCCGGAACAACTGAAATCAGGGTCATAGCAATTATAAGCTGCCCATTAGATTCATAGATGTGCGGAACTTTGATGTCAACTCTACTCAGTCTAGAGACTTTAGAGGACACATCAGATATAGTTACCCTCGAGGCCAGAGCATACTCCTGCTCAAACTTGTCTAAGACAGCCACGTTGGATACCGTGGTTGTCAACACTTTAGTTCCAGGTATAGTCCATTTTTGAAGAACTTCCTGTATCGTGAATAAACGTAGTAAGAAGCACGTTGGACACCCACGTGCCCAGCAGTTCCTCTTTAACGAAGGTTTCCTTAAATACCCCTTACAGTCTCTGCGATGTTTGGTTTTTCCAAATGCTGCTTCGAGAGCCCGGCTATACACAGATAAAAAGTTCCTCTCCATAGAGATAAACTTATCACAAAATGTATCAGTAGGAATTGGAGAAAGCCTTTTCTCTGCTATGTTATGAAAATCCCTCCATAGGGATGCGTCTTCAAAAAGATCACCCATAAACACTTGGTAGATCGACCGGGTTATCTTATTGTCCTCAAAGTGTTTAAGGTTTACTGGTATAGCCTTTGGTCCAGGCTTCTTTATTTTTCTTTTTTGCATTCTCTGTTCGCCTCTCCCATGTGCTCTACAACGAGTACAGAATCATCATATGGTCCTCGGTAATCATCAGTGAATATAACAACCGCCGGAGTTTTGTCAACCCCGTGATCAAAACAGAAATCTAAGTTATCTCCAACTGCCTCGACCTCAATGAATTGAAGCTCAGAACAATTTACAGAGTTAGCTTCTATTAAGGCTCTAAGCGGTCCACAGGCTGGACAAGATTTTTTAAATATGAAAAATACAGTGGGGCCTGTAACTGCTTCACCGGGATTAAATTTCTTCACTGGCTCTCATCCTCCTAAGATCATCTCTCCACCGGCTCTCATACTCCTAAAATCATCTCTCCACCCAGCCTCTGCCGGATCATAGCGACCAGGAGTATCCCACATAGCAAAATCTAGAATGTCATGTTCGCAACATAGAGGGTCTTCACCTGGATACATATACTTCCACTCTGCAACATCAATTTGGGCGATGTCATTTAAATAGGACTCTTCCTGATCTTCTGGAATCTTTGGGTCGCATCCATCCTCATCAAATGATATCTGTCCATTAGAACTAAATAACGTAATCCGAGGCTCTTCGATTACCTCATCCATTGGATAAAGCTCAGTATCACATGAGACATTAGATAAATCATAAGAATCACACGTTCCTATAGTATCAAAAAATCCTTCAATACATTCTGTACTTAGTTTTGACTCTACCAGTTCCCCGAGAAAAGAGAAAAGAGAAAAGATTACCGTACCTGCGACGCAATTTAGCGTTTTCTTTCATCAATTCTTGTCGTTGAGCTTCTAGTTTTTTAAATGTGTTTTCGTGACATTCATAGCAGCTGATTTTTAGGTTACATTGTCCCTTTTCACCGAATGTGCAATATGGGTCTATTATCATCTTTTATCCTTTTCTTCTTTTTCTCGTTTTTGACTATTAAAGCCCAGTTCGCGGCTGTTCGTTTTGGGTTCGGATCTTTGATCCTCTTTTCTTCTAAACTCATGAATACTCCTACTGACACAATATATTTTTAGGGGTGTCTGAGGCTGGTAATGAAATATATACGGCTCGTTAATATCGGGCTGTGGTGGGTAATAGCATTGATCCGGAAAAATAGCTCTAAGCTCTTCCTGTAATCTTTTGGCTTCAGTCACTGTAACTTCGATAACCCTGCCTTCAATATGGAGTTCTATTTTTTCAGTAACTTTAACTGTGCTTACTGATTCATTCATAAATAATCCTTTGTTTTATTAATTTCCGACAAGATTCTCTGTGTACTTAATGTTTCATTACAAGCTTTTTCAGCTTGGAGTTTGATCTACTGAGCCTAAAGGCATACATAGCTTTTATTGCTAACAGCTCTACCGAAAATCCTATATCTCTCAATACAGCCCTCGGTGGAACATAGTCCTCAATAAAATATCGATCAGTTGATGATACGGCGAATGCCATACACCCTCCCTCTTTTGTGCGGAGGTTATTCTTAGTTACGAATAATTTGTATGGTTTTTTGTGTAATTTTGTTATATGGTTCTTGTGTGTTTGACCCAAAAGAGTCTGAGAAAGAATACTATGTCGGAAATTGAAAATGTTTTAGCCAAGTACGTGGCCATGATTAAAAACGGGGAACTTACTAATTTGTCACCCCTTCTACCTTTACTGTTTACATTAAGAGGCAAGCCGTTCTCTTTGAAGGATCACTTTTTGTGGGAGCCTTTGTTTAACGTGCAGGTCCCCAAGAAGCGTACGATTGTTTGCGGAAGACAGGTAGCAAAATGTATCCTAAGTACCTCTAAGGTAACTACTTACACCGGAGAACATATAGCTGCTGCTGACGTAGCTGTTGGCGACAAGTTGTTGTGCCTGAACGAGAACGCCCCAGGGTGGGAGTCCACCTCCGGATTGGTTACTAATGTCTTCAATAACCTAAGCAAACCAATGAGGGTTATCACAACCCGTATGGGCTCTGAGGTGACGGTGTCTAATGATCATCGCCTTAGGACTGCTGGTGGGTATGTGCGATCTGAAGAGCTATCTGTAGGGGACAGGATCTGCAGGATACGTAGGGGCGGTGAGTTTGAAAATAAGAAAGTGGACCGTAAAAGGTTAGTTAAGTGGTTATCAGAGGACGGGCTTATTGGGTGTAGATCTCATGAAAAGTTTATTCCAGAGTGGGTTTTTTCATTGTCCAAAGCGGATACAATTACTTTCATATCTAGGCTGTATGCCACGGATGGTTGCATTAAATCCATTAATGGGAGCCCGTCAATAACCTATTGTAGTAACTCAAGGGCTTTGATAGATGGGTTGCAGTCACTTCTCACTAAACTTGGCCTACCATCCTCTATTCGTTTCTGGGACCCAGAGGTTGGTAGAAGAGCCTACAGCCTCAGGATCGAGACCAGATCCTCACAGGACTGGTTCTTAAATAACATTAAGGTGCCAGGCAAGCCAATCCCAACCGGACTCATTAAGAAGAAGTCTAGCAACAACAGGGACACTTGGCCTAAAGATCACGTAACATCTATCATAGAGAGACACACCAGAGACACTATTTACCAGAGGGGTGAAAGTCTACGTAAACACGGATTGAGAAAAACCCTAAAATACCAACCAAGTATAGAAAAAATACACCAATACATCGAGTACTTCGATCTCATAGGCAATCATGATGCTGTGAGTGACCTATCTATATTAGTTGATACTGATGTGTATTGGGACACTATTGAGTCAATTAAGGAGGTTGGTGAGTGTGACGCAATAGACTTTGAGATCGAAACACACCACAACTTCGTACTAGCTGGGGGGATTGTGACCCACAACTCGGAGACTTCTGCTGTGCAAATGCTTTCTTGGCAACTACTTAGAGATTATATGAACATTCTCTATGTAGCCCCAAGGGACAACCAAACAAAGATCTTTTCAAATGACAAGGTGGGTCCGTACATAAAGAGCTCACCTGTTTTCAAGGATGTAGATAAGAGTCTCCCGAATGGGGTGTATACTCGGTCAATTAAAGATGGAAGTAACATGTACTTCTCCTATGCCTTCCTTGATGCCGAGAGGATAAGATCAATTACGGCAGGGGCTGTATTCTATGACGAAAGTCTTGTCGGAGATACTCTAATTCCGACATACGACTTGTCCGGAGTAAGAACAGTTAAAAACATTTCTGACATTAAAGCCGGAGATATAGTTGACAGCTTCACTGATAAGGGTTGTAAACTATCAAGTGTAGTAGTCTGCGACGCTTCCTTTCATGGAAATCAGCCGTGCTACCGTGTTACCACAAGTAGTGATAAATCGGTTGTCGGGACCTCTACACATCCGTTGTGGACTAATGAGGGGCCTCTTCGGATCGGAGAGATGATAAGAAATGTATACAGACCTGCAATCACAGATAAAGAGAACTTTCTCATAGATCCAGATCCAGATGTTGTTAGGGACTCTTCTCGGAGATGGGAACCTATCAACACCGAAGCACAAGAAGACGGCGAGTTACCGGTCCAGACACGGGGAACATCAACATACATACAATCAAGACAAATACATGATATTGTCAGAGTACGTAATAGAGCCTCCTTCACTAAAGAAGAACGGGAACTTCAAGGCCTCATCTTGGACAACCCACCGACACAAGGACTTTCACTGTGTGTCCTTGATGACATACAGCAAAACCACCGAAAAAGGGAACCCGAAGTCTCTGAGATAGGAATCAAAGCAGTACATGGGGATGAACCCGGAGAAGCTGGCAGAGACGGAGGCCCTGAGAGCCTATCAGTCCCTACGAGATGTAAGGAGACAGATGACCCAATTGTAAAAATAGAATATGTTGGTATGATCGACGTATGGGACATAGAGGTAGAAGGGACACACAACTACATACTAGATAACGGCTTTAAAAGTCTTAACTGCCAAGATATCAACCCTGCATTCCGTGTACCTATCCAGCAGGTCATGGCCGCATCCCTCGACTTCGGTGTGACTCAGAGTACAGGAACACCCAAGACCTTCGATAATAACTTAGAGACCCAGTGGGCTCAAAGTAGTCAAGCTGAATGGTGTATACCGTGCAACAAATGCAACAAATTGAATGTTGCTGGTGTGGAGTTTGACTTGCTCAAAATGATTCAGCCACACGGCCTAGCTTGCGCCAAGTGTGGTGCCCTCATCAATACCAGAGAAGGTTGGTGGGAACATAGGTATCCCAACAGACGAGAACGCCATGAGGGATACCACGGTCCACAGCCAGTCTTCCCGATGCATTGTGAGAAACAGCCAGATGAGATAAATACCAAGGTAGGCCGGAAATGGACGGATCTCCTTTATAACCAAGAAGATATGCCAACCTACGGCTTCTACAACGAAATCCTAGGTACTTCTTACGACAATGCTGATGAGCTTATTAGTAAAACATCCTTAGTGGAGAACTCTACACTAGATCATGATAATACCTTAGATGCGGCTATTAAACTTGCACACAACAGAGTTAAGTATACTTTCGTATCAATGGGGGTTGACTGGGGCGGAGGCGGAGAGAGCGGAGTAAGCCGTACAGCTATTACCGTATTAGGGTGGAAGGCAACAGGAAAACCAGATGTCATTTACATGCATCGCATAACCAACCCAATGGCCACTGACCAGGAATCTCTGTACATTAAGCAACTAGCCGCAAGATTCAATGTTGACCTACTAGCTGACGACTATTGCGGAGCTGGTGAGGCCAAAGAGATCATACTGTTGCAGACTGGATTCCCTTATAGCAAATTAATGCCCGTTGCCTACGTACCATCTACTGTAGGTAAGATGATGGAGTACGTTCCAGCAGAAGATAAGGTTAGCCGTCCATACATCAAGGCTGCTAGAACCAAGAGCCTGTCAATAATGGCGGCACTAATCAACAACGGATATTATACCTTTCCAAAATTCGAGTCTTGGGACTCCCACGACTATCCGAATAATCTATTGTCATTGGTACAAGAGAAGCGCGATAGGTCTGGTGGTTCTGCTCGTTACTTCATCACTCACAAAGCTGGTAGAGCTGATGATTTGGCTCATGCGCTCATGTACGCTTCTATTGGGTACTGGTTTGTCACCAAGAATACTCCGGACTTCACTAAGCTACTCGGAAGAGAGTTTTCTGAAGAAGTCTAGATGGGTCGCTATATAACCTTGTTATTTTTCTACTTCCATCATATCAAATCTTTCAGTTTTTTTATTCTTTTACGTAGTCGTTCGCCTTTTTCGTACCTCGTGGATTCCCATCCATGACCTACAGCATAGTGAGCCATCTCACAACACTCCTCGACGAGTAGATTAATATAGTCCTCGTATGTTTCAATTAGTTCTTTTTTACGAGTAGTCATATTTATCCCTCTTTCTTAATTTCTTCTTCACAACTATAGACACGTTTCACAAACTGATTTAACTCAATCCCTTTAGCCTCACACCTCTGTATGCATTCTTCTTGGGTTAATACCCCATGTTCCAAAGACATCATAGGATCTTCAGAGGGTCCAGAATAGCTTGTTAAAAAGGTCCTCATTTCACTACGAATGTCCTCTAGAGTTTGTGAGTCCATTGAAAGACCTTTTCTTAAAGACCTCATAATGAACGATGTCGTGGTTGACTCCATGGTGACACTCCCAGCATCGCTGTTAAATGTTACTTGTGGAATTTTCTCTGATAGTACAAAGCCGTACCCCTCTGCCCCTAACACCTCAGTGTCACTTACCTCCATGATGGTAAAGGTTCCAGCATACTTCTGTTTGTCCTCTAGGGTAAGCTCCCTTAGGAACACACGATCTACCCCGCCTATCTTACGGGGTAACATTCTAGAGATTATATTGTTCTTTCTTCCACTACGCTCAACAAGCAAGGGCCTAGCCTCGATACTGCTATTTCTCTGGGCCAGTAATGCATAAGCTACATAGGATATTATCTCCATGACGATAGGTGTTGTTGATTTAGTGAATCTGGTGATCCTCTCGGCGTCTACCCATTTTTTCCTAAGGTGTAGTCCTACATTCTCAGCCTCGGTTGTGACTAATCCTTGATGAACCATGCCTCCCTCACCATCCATAATAAGACCGGGGAAATAGTATTTATCAAGTTTTTCATTAAACGTATTGATACTCTCACAGACTATCTCAGCCTGTACATCTGAGTTAAATAACTTTATCACATCAGCAATCTTTTTAGACCACCCGTAACTTAGGAATGGAACCATACCAACCCCCGCGTCAACAGTGGCCTTTTGAAACACGCTCTCTACTCTTGGGCTAGAACTGGATATATCCTTGTGATCAAAGATTACCGGAACCATCTTGTCATCTATTCTGATTGTTCCCGTGTAAACCAAGTTATCGGCCTCTTGCAGCCGAAATAGTCCGTGTAGGTCAACCGTGAAATTAGATATTTCCTCTAAGCCATAATCGTTTACTACGGCATAGCCATTAGGAGTCTCCTCGATAACTTCTCCCCTATACGTAATCCTATTCCCCGGATCCACAGTCCACCCTAAATCTAAGGAATCTAAGCATGATGCACTCTTCTCAGACAAAATGAACTCAAAGAAATTACTCAAATCTAAACTTCTTAAAAATACCTTGTCGCAGTAGGCACGAGCTTTACCAGTAGAAATTGAACGGGATCGGCACACTTCGTACGGGCTCTTACCGCTCATAAGGGCCGCATTCATCTTAGAGTAATTATTATCCCCTCTTAGTGAAGAGGAGTGTACTGCTGACAGCCTGCTTTCTTTATAGTCGAATGCTGGTTGATAAACCGTTTTGTCAATTGGTGAGACCAGAGCATCAAGGAATACAACCTTACGATCCCCTAGCATCTCCCACTCCTCACGGGAAGTCCTTTTGTTATACAGAATTAGTGGAGCATGAAATTTAAACTTGTTATAGTGAAGGGCTTGGGCTTCTAGGGCTATACCTGAGTTCTGTGTAGCTAGTACTACTTTATATCTCTCAGTCTCCCGTAAGTAAGCTATTCCGCCTGTGTCTGATCCTATCGTATGGAATAGATTAGTTTGCTCAGCTGAAAACAGCCAATAAGCCGCGGGTCCGGATAATCCCCAACTAGGAACAACAATTACTTTCTTCCCAACCTTCATGTCAATGAGTGGGTTCTTTCTTTGTATTCCAACCTCTTTTTTAGTACCTATGTCATCACAGGACCAGAATTGAAGAACAGCTCTAAGAGAAGCGACGTTCGTCTTTTTTGACCCGGTATAGAACCCACGCGCTGTGAGTATGTGCCCGTACTCAGACATCCAATCGTTTCCATTGAATATCCTGTCAGTATACTCAACGATCTTATTATACCCCTCGAATGGTGCACAGGTATCGGAGAGGATTTTCTCGATGTTGGTCTTATTGACCTTGCCAATTAGCCCTTTGTTCTGTACTATTTCCTTAATGGACGTTTCTAAACTATCCGTGCCGGTTATGGACATATGAAGGCTCACTGAGTCAAACGCATGCTGGCAGTACTTGCAGACGAAGTATCGTGGGTGTTTTATGGGACGTAAGAATAACTTCTGGCCACAATGAGGGCAGTTAATGGTCGTTTTATCGGTCACTACACGCTCAATACTTGGATCTAGAAGTCGTATTGTATTTAAAATATTGGGGGTCAGAATCGACATAGTCCTCCGAAAGGTTATAACATGAATAACAACAAAAAAGACCTGAATGGTCAAGCTCTTCATACATTGAAATTAGAATTGGGTCTAGATTTAGACCTAGTAAAAGCAGCATCGGAACAGGAACTCGAAGAAGAGTCCACAGTATCATCTAGGCATTTTGCTAACCCAGCAGAACGTTTATTCCCAACACACACGAAAGAAGCCACAGAACGATCTGTTGTATACTTCTTTGGAGGGGACAAGGATTTCACATACCCCGCTAAAGAGGTCCAGGAGCGCCTCTATAAGGCCGCTAGGTTCTGGGATGTATCTGACCATTACTACACGGTTAAAAATGCCTCAGAGAGCGTCACAGAGGCCCCTGTGGCGATAACCAAGTATGCCTTCGGAGATAAGCTACCCATCTCTACTAAAGATCAGGTATCAAAGAGCGCTAGCACTCTAGTCTCTCAACGTGACGCGCTGACCCATGATAATAGGTCAGAAATCTCAATGAACATTCTAAAGGCCGCTGCGGTATTGGATATGGACATGAGCAACATGGGCGAACTTGAGATCATGTCAGGCGTCAATGTTCTACCTCGCGTTAAAATTGCAAAGGCTCTCAACCAAAGGGCAGCGAGCTTCGAACGTCTTGGGGTTGGGGGGGATGTATACAAGGCCGCATCGGAAGCAGTACTTGACTGTGACTTGGACGGACTAGATGAAATTTGTGGAATCCTGGATGGGTTTGAACACAGCAAGGAAGCTTCACGGGTAAGACGTACTCTTGAGCCTATTGAGAACTCCTTCTTTGATACAGTCCCTAATGAGACCATTCTTTCTCTCAACAATGGTCATACAGTTTTAATGAGCCGAGTCAAGTCTGCTAAACTAGCTCCTTTCTACGCACTAGGTACGACAGTTCCTCTACAGGTAACTGATGAAGATGGTAACCTTGACGTTACTAAGACCGCTGAGTTTTTGGAACGCATTCCAAAGTCAGATTGTGACCTATTCGAAAAGGCGCTTAAACAATGTCGCTAGCCCAGGACTATATGCAGGACCCTGCCATTACGGCATCGGTCCTTGCTGTGATCTGTAATGACCTTCTTAGTGGGGATTTTCTAGGCTATGAGATTGAGACTGTAATAGATTCTATTCAATCTATTCTCGGGGTTACTATCCCAGAAGAGAATGTTGATAAGATTCAAGCCATCCAAACGATCTATACGTCCAACCTGTTTTATATGCAGATTCCAGCATTCCTAGCTGTAGTGGATGCCTTTAGTGGTGACGGAGTTGACTTTGATTACGCAGACATGCCTCATGTAGAGGATGTAGCCTGGGCAGTCGTAGAGACTCTAATCAATGTACCAGACGAGGACATGGAGAACTTATTTGCTCCAGACGTTGCTGAGTTCATAAAGGTACTTCTTAAGGAAGAAGGTTTTCATACCGCCCCTCCGTCTCTACGGTTTGTAGGAGAGCTTGATAGTCCTGATATTCGAGATACTGTTTTAGACGACCCGGTAATTAACGAGTCCTATTACGGAATTCAGAAACAGAAAATGGCTGATGTTGAAGAGTATGTTGCCACTAATATAAGATCAACAATGATGGCTATCAATACGCTCCCTCTGTCTCACAGAGACCACAAAAGCTGGAATAAGTTTATCGACTCAGTGTCTTAAACTGCTGTCATTCCCTATGAGCAATCGTTTCTAGCATCTCTGTATGCTAATGAAAATGGCGAACTCACCCTTAACCACAGTTCCTATATGCTATTTGGCGTTAGGATACTTGTCGGTTCTTTCTAAAATACAAGAAAACCCAAGGCTGTTAGGCTTTGGGTTTCGACCATATTGGCCGGACTTGTATTAGCACCTAAGTGCAACCCCGTAAACGAGGCTAGAAACAACCAACAAGTATCCTAACGCTAAATAGCATATAGGAACCGTGATATAATATATGATAATGGGGCCCGTGGTTGGGCTTGCACCAACAACCTCCCGTAAGGGGGCTCTCTTTCGTAGTTGAGCTACACGGACATAAAATAATCAGCCCAACAGACCCAAGTAACTCTGAGTGTACTGCTCAGTAGTTCTATCGTGCTCCTTGGTAGCGAACCAGGTATAAGCGTTATCTGCACTACTCCACTGCCTGACCGGCTTGGTGGTAGATCACCATTTAACAGGCGTGGACTAAAGTAAAAGTGTTATAGAGCCTAAAATACAGTGATTCTAAAGGTATTAGATCTCTACATCTATTATTCCGATATAATGGCACTAATTAAGCACCAATATATCAATTATAATTAGTCTGTAGATTGTTCCTCTTGATACTGTTCTATTTGCTTCCCTCTTAAGAACTTAGCTATCTGATCTGCTAAAATAGCCTCTGGACAGTTCATATCTTTTTTCTTACGGGGCTCTTCTACTAACTCTAGTTCAATTTGCTCTAATTTATTTAAGTTCATAATCAAGTTGCTCTTATTAGTTAATTAGCTCTTTTGTTTCCGGCATCATGGGATTCTCCTTATTCTGCTGGAAGCGTAGCTTCCGACGTGAGTGTCCCGCCGCCTTCAAATCCAGTAGCCGCGTCAACATCGTTTGTTCCGCACGGATTAATTTGAGGACTTCGGCTGTTGA